CACGACCACCCGTACACCTCCTCCCTCTCTCTCTCTTTCACTCCCCCCCTTTGTATGCCGTTTTTTGTATAGGAAAAAATAGACAGTAAATATACGAAAGGAAAAATGATTTTATTTTTTATAGATGGTTATGAAAAACTGATTATAATACGTATCTACATATAGTACTTACACTATCTTTTACATATTTCGATTACAATAATTAAAATAGTTAAATCAATAAAAATACTTTATTTTAATATATTACTATTCTTCGTATAATAATATATTAAAATGGGTGGACTTACTGAAAAAGTAAAAACTTCTGTGGAAAACTTTAAAAAGGATCCTTGGATGAATTTTATGAATATATTAATGCCTATTCTTATAGTTATTATTATATTTATGGTTTTATGGTGGCTTTTCACTATGTATAAAGTTTATAAAGTTGGTCAAGATATTAAAAAAAAACAAGATAAAAAAAATCAAGATGATAAAAAGCAAGAACAAGAATATAAACCACCTCAACGCATTCCTATAAATTTACCCAATGCGCCTACACCTACACGATGAAGCGATAACAAAATAATATTAAGAATACAAAATGGAAATATTTATCCTAAAAATGGCACTTAGCTACTTGAAGAAATAAGCCATATACTAAAACATAAAACAGGTAATTACAAGTATATCATAATTTTACAATTTCAAAAAATCAGAATTCAAAAAATCGCAATCGATTTTTACTCATCACGAAATATTTTTTTCTTATGGAAATTTTTTTTGAAAATTTTTTTTGTTGGAATAAAAAAGTTTTCTGAGTGAAGGTCGAGTGACTTCGAAAATTTTGCGCGATCTATTTCGCCAAATTAATTACGACTATATATAAAAAAATAATTAATTAATTAATATGACTATAAAAAATATATGATTATTTGCCAAATTGAAAAACTTTCGGTTACTTAGGGATTTGCGACCCAAGTGCAGCATCACGAAGTATGTTTAACCTCTCAATGAAACACTTGTTGAGGAAATCACGACGCTCTCCTTCTTCGCCTTCTTGTTCGTATTCCCTGCAACGGTAAAGCTCATCCATTTGTTTTTCGCTCTTGATTATTTCCGTTTGCAAATCCAGAATCTCGTTGTAAATCTGGTTGATTCGCGCTTGAGAGGAAGGAACTGCCGACATTTTCCTTGAATTCGATTAATGAATAAATAAAATTCAATTTTTTTATTATTGTTTATTGCTTGGCATAAAAATTTAGTGATTGTATTAGATTATTTGAGTATAAATAAATATACAAATAATAGTAGATAATACCTTCAAATACAACATAAATTATTACTTTTATATTTAGACATATAAATCAATAACAAAAATTGAATACTTTATAAATAAATTACTGCTTTAATTCAATCTAACTGGAATGGAAGAATTATTTGAGAAACTAAGCATTAGAGATAATATTGTAAACATAAAACAATTAGGAATAAGTTGGGTTGATAAAGCATTAGAAGGAGAATTAACATATACTAAACCTGGATCAATTTCACATTTATTATATGGGGAAAAACCAAGCGAACAATCCATTAATATCAAAATGGGAAGACTTGGTGAATTTTTAGCAAAGGAATTAATAAAGACAACTAATAATTTAGAATTATTAAATTGTGGTGTTCAAAAATTAAATTGCGGCGTTCAAAAAATTAATAATAAAAAGAAAGATGTCGACTTGATATTTAAAGATGAATATAAAAAAATTATTTATTATCGCGAATTAAAGGGAAATATTGAGCTTGATACAGAAAAAATACCAGCAACTATAATCAAGTGTAAAGAAATAGAAAATTCATTAAAAATAACATATATAGATTATACTATTAATTGCGGTATATTAAATTGGAGTGTATACAATAGAAAAATACTAACTGTAGGATTATCAAATATAAAATCATTCGAACATGAAGGAATAAAAATAGACCATATGGAAGACTTCTTAAATATCATCGATGTAGTATGGAATGAGGATGATTATTATTCATATTTTAAAGAAATTGGTATTAAAATAAGAAAAAAATTTGAATAAATACTACTATTAATATATTAGGTTGATGGGATTACTAATTATATTTTTTATTAGTAGTTCTTAATAATCAAATGTTTTGCATTAATTTCATCGCCGATACGATTATCGTATAATTTAAATCGGTATTTTTTATCATATTCAGCAACTATATATCCATTGTATAAATCTTCTATGAATTTTGTTTTTCCTATCACCATCAAACATTTATTTTTTGTATTTTTGAAAAGTAATGCTAATTTTTTTTGTTCTTCTTTTCCAAACTTACAATATCCATAATCAGTAAATTCGCTATCATACGGAGGATCTAAAAACATAAAATTATTTTCGTCATTATATTTTTCAAATATATAATCAAACCCTTTATTTAATATTTCTGTTCTACCTAATAATATTTCATAGTCCTTATTTATAATTTCATTATAGTTTACATTTTTATATTTACCAAACGGTATATTAAATTTACCATTCTTATTATATCTCAACATACCTCTAAAACAAGTCTTTCTCTGATAATAAAATCTTTTTGCACTATCTAACGTATCATTTATTTCCATTTCATCTCTAACTTTATAATATGTATTTTCATCATTAGGATTTTCTTTCATAAAATCAAATATCTCTTTACCTTTTCCAGTGCCTATACATTTGTATAAATCTATTAATTCAGTATGAACATCACTTATAACCGCATTTACTGGATTTAAATAAAAGTATACTGAACCACCTCCTATAAATGGTTCGATATATAGTGTATAATGTTCCGGAAAGTATTTTTCAAACATTTTTATTTCATCACTTTTTCCACCACTCCATTTTATTAAGGGTTTTAAATGTTTTGTTTCGTTTGCTTTATTTGCAATAATAGTATTTATTGTAGCATCCTTTAATGCCATTTCCGTTAGAATTTTACTAATATCATTCTTTTTGTCTGCAGTATCATTATTTATTACTTCGGTATTTTTTTGTGTTTTGATATTAATTAAGATAATTAATTCGCTTTTATTTTTAGATTTACACTTTGTAATACCAAGTTCTTCACATTTTTCTAAAAGTTCTATTTTTTTCAATTTGGTTAAATCCATCTCTGCAGTGATATGAGATATATTACTCCTAAATAATTGTTATATTGTTTAAATTCAATTTTGTTCTTCACCAGAAATTAACCAGAACATTATATAATATATAAAACTATCGTTATTATTAATGAATGTAATAATATTCAACCATTCACAGTTATTTTACATTCCACCTCACGCACAAGTTCAGAATAATGGTAGACAAATACCTTTATTGATTTCTATTTGCGAAATATATTTCTCATTCGAAAAAGTATGTTGATATAAGCATCATTCATTCTCGAACAATATAAAAAATTATTTTTTATTCAATAACTATATTCGATAAACACATATAAGTAGTTTGAATAATCAAAAATATATGAAATAAAACATGGGTTAGTCTATTTAATGGTTCAATTAATACGACAAATGCACTTGATATAGTTATTAATAAAAAGGGTATACATATATTAGTTGGCGAATTCATGTATAAAAATATAGCATCTAATCCTATAGCTATACCCGTATATATATTATGAGTCCATGTAAAAGTAACTTTTTTTTTATCATAGTCTATCAATAAATTAATTATATTAATGTTGCAATAATATAACATAATTAGATGACATATACCGGATATAGACAAAATTATAAAACAATACTGGCTATTAAAATAACTAGTTGTAACAACTAAAAAACTTCGTACATTTATAGCTAAAATATCATTTATAAATAATTTTATATTAGTTTTATCTGGAGTTCTATATTCTTGAATTTTATTATTACATAATCTAACATAAATTTCGTGATGATAAAAATAACTTGATACACTTAACGTTAGTATTCCTATCAAGTCAAATATATACTTACCTTGTATATTATATGAGTAAATATAAATTGCTATAGGAATATTTATAGAAAATAAATAAGAACATAATCCGCGGCATACTAAATCCGTGTTAATATTAATAATCCCGTCATCTCCTGTATTAATACGTATCAATTCTATTGTATCTATAAATTTTTTATAAAATGTTTTAATAACGGTTATAAATGACCATATATGTAGTAAGTATAAACAGTAAAATAATATCACTAGTACCAATAGTGAAATATTACACGATACGGAGGAGTGTAAAATAAACATCCTTTCAAAATAATAATTCTTATAAAGAATTTCATAATAAAATCCATATAGTTTATATTTTATAAATGTAAAATGATATATCGCTAATGTTGTTTTATGTATAATAGTTTCCCTCGGACACAAATGTATTAAAATGTAAAATATAGTAGGAATTTCTGATTTTATTAATGGATATAATATTTTCAATCTATTTGACTGTGATACATAATAGTAAGTATATAATAAAATACATGCTATGTTGCCATTATAAAATTTATTAGCACGTGATTTAGTTATAAAAAATAATAAAAAATTAAGTATAGTTATAACTGGTAATACTATATTAATAATTTTGTTTATTATTGGAACTAATTCAGTGTTTTCATACTGCAAAAATTCGAAATTGATTAACTGTACTATAATATCAATTATCATTATAAGTTATCAAATACAAATATGATTATTAAATATGATATTTTTAATGATATAATTATAAATCATATTTTATTAAAAAATTTTTTTATAGTAATCGATAAGAAATGCTGCGTAATCCGTGTTGAGAATTTATTCAAGCAAACCTAGATAAGAAGTAGAATTATTATTGACTTAGATAATAATGGAATATTTTTAATAACATACAACCATAAATAAATTATTTATTTTATTATTAGGAAAATTGCGAAAACATAAAAATATGGAATGAAATACAAAATAAATCGTAAAATATTTTATATTAATTTATAAATATGAATTCTTTTTTATAATAATAGTTATAATATGCCACATAACCCATATTGGAATTTTATAAACGAGCATTTAAATATTAATTGGAGTTATTTTAGTGTTGGAAGAAATCCAAATATTACATGGGAAATAATAAAAACAAATCCAAAAATACCATGGAATTACGGAGGTGTTTCAGAAAACCCAAATATAACATGGGATATAGTTAAATCTAATCCAACTAAGCCTTGGACATATTCGGGTCTTTCTTATAATGATTCGATAACGTGGGAAATAATTCAAGATAATAAGGATAAATATTGGGAATATTATTATATTTCAAAAAATCCTAATATTACATGGGAAATAATTCAATCAAACCCAACTAAACTATGGAACTATCGGTCACTTTCCCAAAATTCTAATATTACGTGGGAAATAGTTCAGGCAAATCCAACAATAAAATGGTGTTATTCTTATCTTTCTAGTAATCCAAATATCACGTGGGAAATAGTAAAAGCAAATCCTAATAAACCTTGGGATTACGAATGTTTATCAACTAATTATAATATAACATGGGATATTATTAAAGATAATCAAGATAAACCATGGGATTATATATCACTTTCTATAAATCCAAGTATAACATGGGAAATAGTTCAAGCAAATCCGGATAAAAATTGGAATTATTTTATACTTACGGAAAACCCTAATATTACTCCTAAAATAATTAAAAAAAATAGAAATAAATTTAATAATATTGTTAATTTTCAGCATAATAAATTATGTAATCATCCATATTTTCAATCCGCAATATACAAGAGAAAGATGACAGCGCAAATGCATTCCGCGATATATTGCGAACTCATACAGCGAGCTTGTACGCCTGCGCGAGTGTTTCAATGGAACGAAGGCGCCGCAGAAGATTACCCTGCGGAATATTTGCGAGAATGTGTAAAATATAGATAAAGAAATGCATATTTTAGTTATGAACAATAAAAAAAATATTTTAGATATGAACAATAAAAAATATTTTTTTATTTAATGTTTTCTCCTCCAATTCGGCCTCCCCACAGGATTGAGCCTTCCATCACTTTTCTTTCGCAAGTTTATTTTCCTTCTTCTCCATTTCGAGCCAAAGAACTTTTAGCAAAGTGACATCATCAATTTCTTCAAATCCAAACCACTCTTTGAACACTTTGTCATATGTTTCTTTATGATAGTCGTAATAATCTTCCTTGAGTTCACGCCAACTTTTTTTAACATCCGTCAAGTAGAACATTAATACTAATGATTCAGAAACATCATTGCAAGCGTCCAAAAGTGCCGATATGCGCAGCATCTCCTCTTTTAAATCGTCAGCGAGTTTTCTGTATGCCAACAATTCTGAAGAGAGAAATATGGCGGTGTTATGTATTTCGAGGCACGCTTTGAAGACATCAAATCGGTAGTAAGGATATGCCATTCGATTGTTCATATAGATTAAAAAAAAATCAATTTTTTTAAATTTTCTTACAAAACAATATACAAATCATTGAGCATTATACCTATTTTTATGTTTTCATATTTTTAGTCTTTATTATTGGTTAATCACTATACGCGTTCAGTGTAATTGTGCAAAGTATAAATACAATCTTTATAATTAGTTTATTATTATAATTAGTTTATTATTATAATTAGTTTATTATTATAATTAGTTTATTATTATAATTAGTTTATTATTATAATTATTCTTCAAAATGGTAATGCAATTATAAATGATGCAAATGCAAGTTGTGCGAATTTAGAATTTTTTGTAATAGACCAAGTTACTATTAATACTATTGTTAATATTGCAAATACAACATTTAGTAAAATATAACCTTCAAATAATTCTTTGAACATTTACTAATATGCTATAATATTATATTATAAGATTAAACTATATTATACTACTATAATATTATTGTGTATTATATGATTATATTATTATAAAATTAAACATTATATGGTCTATATATAAAAAACTGAATTTTTTTATATCATAACCATCAAACAGTCATGTCTTCTGCTTCTTCTGCTGCTGCTTCTACTTCTGCTTTTGGTTACCTTGGGGTTGTTTCACTTGTGGAACTTTCTCAATTTTGCGCTGCCCACATTGGAAATTTCTCCCGTGTAGTGGTTGTGCTGTGTAACAAATCGTCGAGGTCTTTCGTTGGGTCTTTCATAGACTCTAGATTGATGCTGGTGTCGGGTGAGTACGGTGTTGGTGGGTTAAACGCCATTGTTCGCCGTAGGAAGGGGTTGGAGACTGCAATGGATGCAGCTTCGGCTGGTATTGCAGGAGTGACTGGGTTGTTGTGGTCGGACTTGTGTGGGGTGAAAACGCAAGTCGCAGTGTATAACGATGTAAGAGCCCAGGGGGTATACTTCGTTGTGGGGATCACAGATGCTGATTGGGTCAGACACTTTCTTGTCGGGGTGAAAGATGCTGATTGGTCGCGCTTTCACTTATCCGAACGCCTTAGCAATGATCGCGCCTGTCGTATGTTCCAAGAGGTGGTAGCCACCCTTGCGTTCAACTATGAGGCACTTGCGAGAGGTCTAGGAAACAGTGAAGCGATTCGTCGTATCACTCCTGCGGAGATAGTGTTGGATGCCGAATGGGAAAAATACTTGACAGTCTCACAAGACTTCACAGAAATTCGCCAAAGCCGGTTGGTCTACGAACTAATCAGGCTGACCGTAGATTACGGGTTCCTCAAGGTCGTTTAAAAACCGACTTATGAGAGGGTAAGTGTTGTTACCTTAAAAACACACGAAAAAAATCGGAAAATAACAAAAACATCATAAAATCAAAAAATACAAAAAAAGTTTGTTTTTTGTATTTAAAAAAAATTATTAGATAAACTAGAATACGAACTTATAGAGATATTATATAACAATAAGAGTATTCAAGTTGAATAAAGGTGCAGCTTATGAATGTACTATTGAGTATATGCACGAATGTTTGCTATTATAAATCATAATTAAAAAATGAATTTTTTTTTACCAATAATCGTTAACAATGGACAACTTCATCTCTCTTGGTTCATACCGCTTCGAAGATCGTAGGCGCTTTGTCATGCCGAATAATTCATATGACAACTCGTGTTTATTGGTAATTTCAGAAACAGCAGCAATTGTTGGATTGATAAGGGAAGGTAGACAAACGTCTGCTTGGGGTGTACCTGGTGGAAGGAGAAATGAGAATGAGACATCTCCAATAGTCACAGCCATTCGCGAGTTCAACGAAGAAGTCGGTGGACGGGGATTGCTGAATTTTGCCGGCAAGACATTCGATTGTTACGGCAGACAAAGAAATGGACATTGGACTGTTCTTGTTGTTCTTCGTGTTGATGATATCAGGCTGTATGCTGGTTCAAAAATGCATCGGGATGGAGAAATTTCGGCGGTGGGGGAGCTAAAACTCAATTTCCGTCATCTTACCCCAAAACAATTCATGGAGATTAATGTTGGAGCATTTTACATCTCTCCGTTATGGGCTGAAATGAAAGAAATTCGCAATATTTCACCGTGTTTGAGATATCCTAACCTTTTCATCAGCTTCTGTGTTGTGTTTGGTTATCTTAAATTTGAATAAGTTCTGTGTTGGAAGGATTAATCTGATGGATGCTTACTGGTGGAAAAAATTAAAATTTTTTTTGTAAAAGAAAAAATAATATTATTCAATCTTGCGAAATCGATTATGTGTAACTTGTGGCCATTTATCACACCATTCACCGCGATGATAATCCGACATGCGCAATATATAAGCAGATGAACTTATATATTCGCGTGTCATAAATTTTGGCTTATCTGCAAAATATCCCATAGCGGATATATTAGAAACCATAACCCATTCATATGCATCAAGACTAATAAAACGTGAAAACCATAAATATATATCATGAGGTTTGATTTTATATAATTTCATTAAATTTAAAAAAATCATTAAACGTATTATATGATGACACCATCCATATTGCCAGACCTTTAAAATCTCAACATCGGCTGGATAAATGCCAGTATTGCCGGTTGTCCATTTTTTCCAATCAAGTCTATTTCCAGGTAAGGTTTCAAGTCTGTGTTTTAAATCATCACCCCAATAACGATATATGAAACGCATATATTCGCGCCATCCTAATACTTGTCTAATAAACCCTTCGCGAGAATTTAAAGGTGCGCGCGATTTTAAAATTAATTTAATAACTTGGCGCGGAGTTAACAGTCCGCAATTAAGTAAAAAACTAATGTGTGAATGATAAATAAATGCATCGTGTTCTAATATTGCGTCTTCATATACTCCAAAGTACTCCAATTTTTTATTAACGAAATCTTTGAAATATGTGAGTGCGGTCTTGTGTGTTATTGGTAAGTTTATCAACTCTTGAGCCGACCCTAGTTGTTCGAGCGATTCTGCCCATTCTATTGCTTTTTTTTTAATATCGATATTATTTTTATCTATATATCGTATTGGTAGTTTATGATCGCGGGGTAATTTCTTGCGATTTTCTTTATCTTTTGATGATATATCTTCGAAAATACCAAATTCTTTTTTTACTTCTTTAAAAAAATTCCCATGAATAATATTTTTTTGAAACTTTGCACGAAGGCGTTCAAGTTGTGACTCACGCAACATAAAAGTATTACGCAGTTCAATCCAATTTATATTGGGAAATTTGCGGCGAATACGATTATCGAGCGGATCATACATTGTTGCATCCTTTAGATTCTTCACTTCTTTTTCTGTAATTGTTTTATATCCGGATGCCATCACTATTGCGCGCAAAAAAGCACATTTAACTTTGTGTGCATTATAAAGTAACGGCTCTTCATATATAACTACTTTATCATAACCACTAATATCTTCTCCTAAATGTATTGGTAATAAAATTAACATATGTATTATAATATGTATTATAATATATATTGTAGCATATATTATGATGTATGTTGTAATATATTATTAAGTTTAAAAATACATGAATAATAATCTTTTAGATGAATAATTTGCAAATACGATTACCACGCAATCCATTTTGGGAGTTCATTCAAGCAAATCCAAATGGATATTGGGAATATTATGAGTTATCATATAACTCTAATATCACATGGGATATAGTTCAGGCAAACCCGGATAAAGAATGGAATTATGAATGGCTTTCACGTAATCATATTATTACATGGGATATAGTTCAATCAAATCCGGATAAAGAATGGGATTATCATTCGCTTTCACGAAATCTTATTATCACTTGGAATATAGTAAAAGCAAACCCGGATAAAGAATGGGATTATTATTGGCTTTCAGCAAATCCTAATATTACTTGGGAAATAGTTCAAGCAAATCCAGATAAACAATGGAGTTATAGTGGTCTTTCCAGTAATTTAAATATCACATGGGATATAATTCAAGCAAACCCAGATAAAGAATGGAATTATTATTGGCTTTCACAACATCCGAATATTACATGGGATATAATTCAAGCAAACCCGGATAAAGAATGGAATTATTATTGGCTTTCACAACATCCGAATATTACATGGGATATAATTCAGGCAAACCCGGATAAAGATTGGAATTATAGTTGTCTTTCCAGTAATTTAAATATCACTTGGGAAATAGTACGTGCAAACCCGGATATAGAATGGAATTATTATTATCTTTCACAAAATCCGAATATCACATGGGATATAGTTCAGGCAAACCCTGTTAAACCATGGCGTTATATCTGGCTTGTAGCAAATCCAAATATAACACCTAAAATACTATTGGAAAATAAAGTTATGTTTCCTAATATTGAATATTTTCAATATAATAACTTGAACCATCATCCATATTTTCAATCCACAATATACAAGCGCAAGATGACCGCGCAAATGCATTCCGCGATATATTGCGAACTCATACAGCGAGCTTGTACGCCTGCGCGCTTGTTTCAGTGGAACGAAGGAGCCGCGGAAGAATTTCCCGCGGAATATTTGCAAGAGTGTGTAAAATATAAATATTGAATGATATTCAATATGAAAAATGAATTCTTTTTTTTATAATAGTGACGATAAGAAATGCCGCGAAATATGTATTGGGAATTCATTCAAGCGAATATGAATAAATATTGGAATTATTCTTGTATTTCACAAAATCCTAATATAACCTGGGATATAGTTCAAGCAAATCTGGATAAATTATGGGGTTATGAATTGCTTTCTAGAAATTCAAATATAACATGGGATATAGTGCAAGCAAAACCAGATAAACCATGGGATTATTATTGGCTTTCATTAAATCCTAATATAACGTGGGAAATAGTTCAAGCAAATCCACATATATACTGGAATTATCATATGCTTTCAGAAAATCCTAATATCACATGGGATATAGTACAAGCAAATCCAGATAAACCATGGGATTATTATTATCTTTCCAGTAACACTAATATAACATGGGAAATAGTTCAAGCAAATTCGGATAATAGATGGAATTATGGTATGCTTTCATTAAATCCCAATATCACATGGGAAATAATTCAAGCGAACCCCTATAAGAAATGGAATTATATATATATATCCAGTAATCCAAATATCACATGGGATATAGTTCATTCAAATCCAGATAAACCATGGAATTATACGTTGCTTTCATCAAATCCTAATATTACATGGGAAATAGTTCAAACAAACCCGGATAAACCATGGGATTATAATCAACTTTTACAAAATCCAAATATAACACCTAAAATAATATCGGAAAATATGGTTTTATTTAAACCATATATCAAATTCTTCCAATATAATCAACTTAATCACCATCCATATTTTCAATCCACAATTTACAAGCGCAAGATGACCGCGCAAATACACTCAGCGATATATTGCGAACTCATACAGCGAGCTTGTACGCCTGCGCGCTTGTTTCAGTGGAACGAAGGAGCCGCGGAAGAATTTCCTGCGGAATATTTGCAAGAATGCGCGAAGTATAGATGATCTTATTATAAAAAATGAATTCTTTTTTTATAATAGTGACGATAAGAAATGCCGCGCAATCCATTTTGGGAGTTCATAACCAAGCGATTTCCAAATTGCGAATGGAACTATCATGTAATCACTAATAATCCAAATATTTCTCTGGAATTAATTAAAAAAATTCCAACAAATTACTGGAATTTTCATAGACTTTCAGCACACCCAGAATTAACTATTCAATTCATTAATGAATTTTCAAATTGTGTATGGGATTGGGAAAATATTTCATGTAATTCAAATATAACTTGGAAAATAATTAGTGAACACCCAGAATTACCATGGGATTGGAATTCTATATCACAAAATCCTAATATCACTTGGGAAATAATTAAAAATCACCCAAACATACCATGGGATTGGTCAGTTATTTCAACTAAACCATTTATTACGATAGAAATAATTAAAGAGTATTTGAATATTCCGTGGAATTGGATGGCTATTTCGAATAACCCATCCATTACTGTAGAAACAGTAAAAGAACTTCCAGATTTTCCATGGAATTATTCTATGCTTTCTGATAATCCTAGTATAACTGTTGAAATTGTTGAATCAAACCCAGAACTTCCATGGAACTACGAATTTTTATCATCAAATATTAACATTACATGGAAAATGGTATATGAAAAACAAGACAAAAATTGGGATTTTGGTAAATTATCATATAAATTATCTAACACAAATATTATTAATAATACAGAAGAATTAAATTATATGAAGAAGGTTTTTGAAATTAATAAAGACAAACAATGGAATTATTTACTATTATCGCATTATTGCCCAATAATATTAGAACTCATAAAAATACATCCTGGTGGTGATTGGGATTATAGATATGTATCAGAGAATTCCTTTATAACATGGGAAATTATTCAGAACAATCCAGAAATACCATGGGATTGGTATGGTTTTTCATACAATCCTAATATTTCAATGGATATAGTAAAAAATAACCCAAATATAGGGTGGGTTTATACTCAACTTTCTTATAATCCAGCTATTACTTGGGATGATGTAATAGCAAATCCTAATAAAAAATGGAACTATAATGGATTAATAACAAATCCAAACATCACGCCAAAAATAATAAACAAAAATTTGCGAGTATTTCGAAAACACTTGCATAATTTTGTTTTAAATAAACTATTACATCATAGTTATTTTCAATCCGCAATTTACAAGCGCAAGATGACCGCGCAAATACACTCAGCGATATATTGCGAACTCATACAGCGGGCTTGTACGCCTGCTAGATTGTTTCAGTGGAATGAAGGCGCCGCGGATGAATTTCCCGCGGAATATTTACAAGAGTGTGGGAAGTATAGATAATAAAAATTATTTTTTTATTTAATTTTCTCCTAACAGTTGACCTCTCCACAGTATTAAGCCTTCCGTTACATTCCTTTTTCAAGCCTTTTCTCCATCTCAATCCAAACAGCTTTCATCAAAACGGCTTCATCGTCTGTAACTTCCATATCAAACCATTTTTTGAGCTGTACTCTATATGATTCACTCAATACGATATATTTTATTGACATATTTATTAGTATATACTATTTTAGTTTATTTTATATTATAAAATAAATTGGTATATATACATTTTATAATAAAATTGATTCAATTTTATTATAAAGTATATTATATAAATGATTATAAGCGATTTTATAAATGAAATAGGAAACAAGATTAAAATTAAAATACAAAAAAATACTGATTTTGTGATTAATTACAAAACAAAAGAAAAAATAAAATTTAATGGAGTAAAAATATCTATAATTGGACCAACAAGTGACACGACGAACGAAATTACATTAGAAGAAGCAATTCAACTACATAAATGTTTAGGTGAATATCTTAAAAAATTTAAATAAAAATATATCTAATTATTAATAAAATGGTTTTTACATCTAATGAAAGAGTAAAACCTTAACTAATTCTAATTTATACATTTTCATTATAACCTTGAAAATTAAATCTTACACTACATTGCTTTAACTCTTCTTTCAAATAAGTAAATAATTCAAGAATGTTTTTTATTTCTTCATCAGGAATATCCGCATTTGGTCTAACAATTTCTCCATAAACTCTTATTGATGGTTCTTCAACAACATTTCCTTCATAACAATACATTAAAGTTTCTATATTTGATAACAAAACACATAAATTTGGTTTTTTATCAACTATCCTTTGTCTTATCCATTTTTTAACTAATTCTTTTACATCTTCATAAGTCCATAGTTTAGTTATTATATTACATTCTTCATCTTCAATTTTATATTCAAGACGGTGCTGCGGAAGATTTTCCCGGAACAATATTTGCAAGAGTGTGTAAAATATAGAATATGAATTATAAAAATGAATTCTTTTTTTATAATAGTTACGATAAGAAATGCCGCGCAATTCATTTTGGGAATTCATTCAAGCAAATCCTAATATATCTTGGGATTATTATTGGCTTTCACGAAACCATAATATTACATGGAATATTGTTTGCGCAAATCCGGATAAACCATGGAATTATCATTCGCTTTCACGAAATCTTAATATCACATGGGATATAGTTAAAGCAAATTCGGATAAACCGTGGAATTATTATTGGCTTTCCAGTAATCCTAATATAATCTGGGAAATAGTTCAATCAAATCCGAATAAAGAATGGGATTATGATTCGCTTTCACGAAATCTTAATATAACATGGGATATAGTCAAAGCAAATCCGGATAAACCGTGGGATTATTATTGGCTTTCCAGTAATCCTAATATCACATGGGATATAGTTCAAGCTAACCCCGATAAACAATGGAACTATGAATTGCTTTCACAAAATCCAAATATTACATGGGATATAGTTCAAGCAAACCAGGATAAACCATGGAATTATGATTGGCTTTCACAAAATCCAAATATAACATGGGATATAGTCAAAGCAGATCCGGATAAACTATGGTTTTATCATTCGCTTTCACAAAATCCAAATATAACATGGGATATAGTCAAAGCAAATCCGGATAAAAAATGGGATTATCATTCGCTTTCACAAAATCCAAATATAACATGGGATATAGTCAAAGCAGATCTGGATAAACCATGGTTTTATCATTCGCTTTCACAAAATCCAAATATAACTCCTAAAATCATAATGGAAAATAGAAATATATTTCCTGATATTTCTCATTTTCAGTTTAACAAGTTAAATCATCACGTATATTTTCAATCCGCTATATATAAGCGCAAGATGACCGCGAAGATGCACGCCGCGATTTATTGCGAACTCATAGAGCGAGCTTGTACGCCTGCTAGAGTGTTTCAATGGAACGAAGGTGCCGCAGAAGAATTTCCGGAACAATATTTGCAAGAGTGTGCAAAATATAAATAGATAGATGAATATAAAAAATGAATTCTTTTTTTATAATAGTGACGATAAGAAATGCCGCGCAACCCATATTGGGAATTCATCAAATCATTCGAAGATCTACAATGGGATTTTTATTACATTTCGGAAAATCCTAATATAGAATGGGATATATTTCAAGAAAATCCTAGCAAACCTTGGGTTTATGTTTGGCTTTCTGGTAATCCAAATATTACCTGGGAAATAGTTCAAGCACATCCATATATAAACTGGAGTTATGGTGTACTCTCGAAAAACCCAAATATAACATGGGATATAGTTCAAGCAAATCAAGATAAAGCATGGAACTATAGTTATCTTTCACAAAACCCAAACATAACTTGGGAAATAGTACAATCTAATCCAGACATTCCATGGGATTATTGTTTATTATCGCTAAATCCTAATATTACATGGGATATAGTTAAAGCAAACCCATATATAGATTGGGATTATGATTTACTTTCAGCGAACCCAAATATTACAATGGAAATAATTCAAGAAAATCCAAATAAAAAATATGGGTTCTATTTTCAATCGAGAAGTTTTGGTACTACCTGGGAATTTGTTCAAGCAAATCCAGACAAAGAATGGAATTATCGTTGGCTTTCACATAACCCTAACATTACATGGGATATAGTTAAGGCAAATCCAGATAAAAAATGGGATTATTATTGGCTTGTATCAAATCCAAATATAACTCCAAAAATAATAATGGAAAATAAAGATATGTTTCCTGACATTTCTTATTTTACTAATAATGAATTAAACCACCATCCATATTTTCAATCAGCAATTTACAAGCGTAAGATGACTGCGCAAATGCATTCCGCGATATATTGCGAACTCATAAAGCGAGCTTGTACGCCTGCGCGAGTGTTTCAGTGGAACGAAGGCGCCGCAGATGAATTTCCCACGGAATATTTGCAAGAATGCGCGAAGTACAAATATTGAATAGTATTCATTATAAAAATGAATTCTTTTTTTATAATAGTGACGATAAGAAATGCCGCGCAATCCGTATTGGGAATTCATTCAAGCAAATCCATGTGTAAACTGGGGTTATTATAATATTTCTAATAATCCTAATATTACATTAGATATAGTTGAAGCAATTACAGATAAAGAATGGTATTATTATGAGTTTTCGCAAAATCCAAATATTACATGGGAAATAGTCCAAGCAAACCCAGATAAACCATGGAATTATTTTTATCTTTCCAGTAATACAAATATTACATGGAAGATAATCCAAGCAAATCCAGAAAAAAATTGGTATTATCGTTTGCTTTCAGCAAATCCTAATATAACCTGGGAAATAATTCAAGCTAACCCAAATACAAAATGGGATTATTATTATCTTTCTACTAATCCTAATATTACATGGGATATTGTTCAAGCAAATTTAGATAAAAAATGGAGTTATGCTTATCTTTCACAAAATCCTAATATTACATGGGAAATAGTACAAGCAAACCCCGATAAAGCATGGAATTATGAATATCTTTCATTAAATCCTAATATTATAACATGGGAGATAGTTCAAGCAAATCTAGATAAAGAATGGGATTATAAACGGCTTTCTAAAAATCCAAATATAACATGGGAAATAGTTAAAGCAAATCCAGATAAAAAATGGGATTATCATCGACTTTTACAGAATCCAAACATAACTCCTAAAATAATAATGGAAAATATAAATAAGTTTAATTATATTTCTTATTTTCAGTTTAACAAGTTAAATCATCACCCTTATTTTCAATCCACGATATATAAGCGCAAGATGACTGCGCAAATGCACGCCGCGATTTACTGCGAACTCATACAGCGAGCTTGTACGCCTGCGCGCCTGTATCAATGGAACGAAGGCGCCGCAGAAGATTTTCCGGAAAAATATTTGCAAGAGTGTGAGAAGTATAGATGATAATATTTTTTATAATGTGTCGTAATAATTTTTATAATGTTTATAAAAAAACAAATATTATCAGACACTATGAAGAATATGTTATTGATCCACCAAACTCAGGAAGCAAATTTATGAGATAAACTAAACGATTTTCAAGACGAATGCTTTGGTTCAGTTCCTTTATAGTATTATTAAGTGTTCTCTGGATTTTATTATATTCAACCGAATCGGAATCATAGTCAGTAATCCGGTCCTGCAATATTTCAACTCTCTCGGCAATTCGGTCAGTCTTTCGAGATTGTTCATCAAGAAGTCTGTGAAGGGTTTCCTCCATTGCGATTCGAATAAGGTGATTTATAATTCATTTTTTTACTATACAAACACTAAATAAAAAAAGAATTAGTTTTTTATAATTCATTTATCTACTTGTACTTTGCACACTCCTGCAAATATTGTTCCGGAAAATCTTCTGCTGCGCCCTCGTTCCACTGAAACAATCTAGCAGGCGTACAAGCCCGCTGTATGAGTTCGCAATAAATCGCAGCGTGCATATTTTTGGTTGCTCTTTTTCTATAAACTGGCAATGTGAAATATTTATGTTTATTCATGTGATTTCTTGAAAGTAGTTTAAGCTCATCCTGTTTAAACAAGTGTTTATTTTCCTCTACAAATCTAAACGTAACATTAGGGTTCTCCAGATAATGTTCAATAACCCATGGATGTTTAGGGTTTGCTCGAATTATATCCCATGTGATATTAGGATTGATTGGCAATAATTCGTATGACCAGTCTTTATTTGGATTATCTCTAACAATTTCCCAAGTTATGTTTATGTTTCTACTCATGTTCTTAAAGTTCCACGGTAGATGCAAATTCTTCTGAACTATTTCCCATGTTATGGCACTGTTTGCCGAAAGAATTGAAAAATTCCAATTTAGCTTTAGACTAACTATTAAATCCCACGTTAACCCTGTATTTGATGAAATTGCAATACTAGCAAATATACTATTAGTGGTAAGATTTATAATACTTGTAGGGTTCTCATTGTAAAGTTTTACAATATGTGGCAATATGTTTGGATTTTCTAAATACGCATCATTAAATGTGGTAAACACATTACCAAATTCTATCTCATCAATCGGATAGTTTTCATTTGCCACAATGAGATATTTATTAAGAATTTTTTTATTCGCAATAATCACATCAGATGTGATAGAAGAATTTAGCCGAATATGTTGTTTATGGTTATACAACTCTTCTATATTAGATATCGTGGACCAATCTAAATTTGGGTTATCGACCAAAAAGGCCGATTCCATAGTAGACGGGTTTTGCGCGATGAACTTCAAGAAGCGATTTTGCGACATTGTCAACATATACAAATATATAAATTCATTTTTATTAATGAATATACACAAATTAATAATTTATTGTGTATATATTTATCATAAAAAATTGAAATTTTTTATGCCACACTCGAGTTCACTCCAAAAAAGATGCCAAAACTTTCTGCAATTCTTAAGACCCACCCTGACATTTTGAGAAACAACCAAGGAAGCTACCCGATCAGTCTGGATAGCCTTGTTTCTACTGATTTGTTGATGTTTATGGATCTTTCAAGAAAAGTTGATATAGACGCGTGGATAAATGAAAATGGCAGAGTTTACCGTTCGCTAGAGCTTCATGAGCACAGGAAATTTCTAAAAAAAGTCAGGGAAACCGCAATAATGGAGGTCTTCGAGTCGCTCGGGTGGCTAGCGCGAGACACGAGAAGTGTTGGAATGGTTGATTGGCTGGTTCCGGAGCATGAGGCAAATTCTGCTCATGTAATTTCTGTGATGTCTGATGCGATAGATGATTCAGTAATCGTGTCTGATACGAATATTGTGTTGGCTCCCCTGACTGCTGCAGATATGGCAGCTATTGCAGCACATGCGTTTGCTCCTCCAGTTAATGTTAACGGACCATCATTGCAGTAAAAGGCTCATTGCACAGGAGAAGGAGGAAAAAATAAAAATAACAAAAAAGTGTGTTTTTTTGTATGGGTGTTTTTAGATTAGAAAATTTAAATTTCATAAACTATTTTAAAATGCGTATTACTTCTTTATAAATATCATCACGTGACATAAAATTATATTTTTGTTTTTTATAATCCAAATTCCATTTATTATTAAATCGGTTCACAAAAGTTTCATCACATTCGTTTTGTATATCGCGTGATACAATTTTAAGAAATTTTTTATTATTAGTAGTTAAATCGTGCATAGCATTTTTATCTTTTCCAATATTAGCCATGTCTGTAAAATATCGTAAACACTTTTGTTTCAATACAATATCATTCGCGAGATGTATATAAAACTTATGGTCAGCTCGTAAGTCATAATATACGTTTTTATGCCAGAATGGCATATTATTTAATCCTACAAAAATAAGCGGTTTCGAACAACGCGATATAAAAGAATATATAAATTTTTGATATGCTGATTTGTTAAATATAGACCACTCTTTATTTCCATAATATTCTTTTATGAATTCTACTCGTAAATCGTCAAGGTCTTTTACTATTATTTTATTTTTATAATGAGCCTTTAATTTTTTACCAAGAGTTGTTTTACCTGCACCGCTAGGACCAGAAATATGTATAATCATTTATATATACTAACTATATATTAACTATATATACTAACTATAAACAAATTAACAATAATTTATTGAGTATGTATTAAAAAAAAATTGAATTTTTTTTATGATAATCGAATTGCTCTGTTCTCAACGATGTCCAATAAGCTTTCTACAATTCTCAGGACCCATCCTGATATTTTGAAGAGACGCCATTTTCCGTTTGGCATTGGAAGTTTGTTTTCGCCGGCTTTGATAAGTCTGCTTGAAAATGAAAAGGTTAAAGAGCTAAACGCAGTGTTACTTTCCCATAGAGTACACTATCTTCAACTTGAAGATGGAGAGAAAGGACCCTATACTAAAGAGGTCAAGAAGGATATGGTTATGCGTGTATTTGAAGCAATTGGTTGGGCGGTTCCTACATTTGGAAACCCCAAAACTGTCATCTGGACAGTGCCAATTGAGGAGGCCTCCTCAACCCACGAGGCCTCTAAACGTGCACGTGCAGCACCTGCGCAGTAAAAGTCTCACTGCGCATGAAGACCGAATCCTGCTTCTGAATTCTACCATGCAGATGAATCAATCTGGTGTTCTTCAACACCACCTTTGTATGCCGTTTTTTGTGTAGGAAAATAAATAAAGATGTATCAAAACTTGTTTAATTTTACACATAGACTAGTATATTTAATGATGATAAGTTCTTTTTTTCATTTGCTTGGGTTTGCTATTTACCTGCGTATGGAGTTCTCTTAATTCATATAGACCGACAAATTTTTTATATTAGTCGGAAGATGAACTTTTGAAAAAAAAATATTTACTTAGGTTGAAAAACTGACACTATTATGTGTGCAACTGCCTTCTTTACATCATTCTCAACTGCAGCAACCTGTCTCTTTTGCTCAGCAGTAAGAGCGACAGTAGGACGAATAGCAGGAGGATTAACAGCAATGTTATTCTGTTTCAACAACGCTTCGTATTCCTTGCTTCCTTTCACTATAGTCTGAGGAACAGGAGCAGTCGGTCGAGAAACAGGAGCAGTCGGTCGAGGAACAGGAGCAGTCGGTCGAGAAACAGGCGCAGTCGGTCGAGAAACAGGCGCAGTCGGTCGAGAAACAGGCGCAGTCGGTCGAGAATCAGGATTAGAAAGCTTTACCCTAATTGATTTTTTGCGTGGGACATCCTGTGATTGTTCTTTTAGATTATACAAATGCTGAAGAATTGTATGTATCGTATCAAATTCATTACCAAGAGTATTATTTTCAAGAATTTTTGCAATACGGATCCTGTCATATTTACCTCCTCGATTGTCCAACTTCTTGAGCCAATTGCCATCATACGGATTAACAACGACGAATAAATTCTTCTCGGCCAGATCCGCGTACAAGTAAACCTTAGGGTCTTCTGCAAATACATCCAGGGATAACCCTAAAGTTTCGAGAGCATGTTCCACATTTGGCTTCAACCTTATTTCTCCTTTCTCTGACGAAATTTGTGTCATCGGCGTCTTCAAAAATCTGAATCCGTCTCCACCGCATCGTTTTATAAGAAGAGAATCGGTTCGTGCATCAACAAGTAGAATAAAAAGTCGTATGCACCTTTCCAAAGCGGTAGGTCGTTTGCCATTTGCTTTATGAGAAACAAGAGTAGAAGTATTGAATTCAGCAACGAATCTTGGGCCTGGGGTAATGACGACTTCAGGAATAGGTGGTTCTGCTTCCATGTTGTCGATTATTTTAAAAAAAAATTCAATTTTTTTAAATTTGTAGATAATAAAATACATAATTTAAATAATAAACCCATTATCATTAAGCCAGCTTATAGCAAGAATGGATAAAATAACAATATATGCAGACAAAGGTCGCGAATTTGGTGTAATAGAATATCTGCGAAATATGTGTCCATTAAATAAAATTAAATTATGCGAACAGCAGATGACAGTTGCTGATTTTGCAATTGATTATAATGGAAAAACATTAGCAATAATAGAACGCAAAAGATGGGACGACTTAGCAAATACTATTAAAACACCAAATCGTAAAGATAATCATAATAAATTAATTAAGTATCGTAATGATGCGGAATACAAAACACATATAATTTATTTTATTGAGGGTACATCACCATTTATAAAAGATCCTATATCAGGTGTTACTGCAAACCAGTTATATGGATTTTTAGATAGTGTATCATTGCGCGATGAATGTTTTGTTATGTATACTATGAATTTAGAAAATACAGCACAAAGACTTATAACATTAGCAATAAAATATGATAAAATAAAACGTGATGAGCGAAAAGAAGAAAATCGTATTATACTTTTATCTATACCTAAACTAATTAGCGAACCAACAGTCGAAATTGATGAAATTATTGATAACAATTCTGATAATAATGTTATTAACAATCCTGATAACAATGCTGATTTAGATATTAGTGATAATATATCAGAATGTTCATTTTGTTCTTCTATTAGTACTAGTATGACTACAGGAACGCGAACACGCTTGCGTATTAATAAAACATTTGATGAAATGCGCGATGATTGTTTATTAGAGCTTAATGGTATTACTAGAGAAAATATTCCAGAACTTCGCAAATATAAAATAGCAGATTTATTATTTGGAACGCTTGATTTAAAAGAAATATCAGAATTAACTTACCCGCGTTCAAATAGAAAATTTGGTTCTGTATTAGCAAAAAAAATATTAACTCAAACAACCGCCGACCATCATAAATTTCTAGATGCTGTTCGCGGAATAACAACAAAAACAGCAAAAATTATTATGAATAAATATGAAATGCGCGATTTAATAAATTTATCTATAACAGCATTAAGCGCAATACCTAAAAGTAAATTGCAAACATTAGGTAAATCTACTGCTACATTAATTCATAATATAATTAACTCATAAAAAATATCAATTATTCATAAAAAATATCAATTATTAATATTATTCATAAAAAATATTAATTATTAATATTATTCATTAATATTATTTTTATTATAATCGTTTATAACTCATTACAAATCATCTAAATTATTTCCTTTATTAAATTCCTTTATAAATTTATCATTGATTACAACTGTATTATATGTTGACCCGACTTGTGGAATAGCTCCAACCATTAACTGTGCAGAAATTCCATGTAATGGGTCTTTACGTGAAAATATAGCAGCTTCTTCTAATACTTGTACTGGACTTGCGCTCGATACACGCAACATTACATTATCGACTTCGCGTTTAGATAGGCCATTACGTTCAGCACTTACTACTTTTCCCATATAAGTCATTTCATCCGCATAAATGGAAATATGTTGATAACATACACCTTTATCAATTGTGGCAGAATTAATTGTTTTCAATTCATTTAACAATTTCTCGCGACCTGCTTCAATTCCGTAAGTTTCTGCGACTTCTAATATAGAATCGGTTTGGATATGATATGGGTCAACCATATCATGACTTAACATCATTTGCAAATTTGTGCCGCTTGTAGTTATATAATGTATTTTTTTTGTTTTAATACTTCCATCAGTATCTACATAATTCCGCATTAGTGTATCCTTTGCGACTTCTGCAGTAATAATGTTTGGTATTCCTCGTATTACAACATTTGATATTTCTCGCATAAGATTATCGAATAAAGAAGCTGTTATTTCTTTTCGAAACATATCGGGTTTCACATAGCATCGCACAACTAATTTCTCAGATGTTTCGCTGCTATATACAACATATATTGATCTAAACTCTCGCTGAATTGCGCGAACTATTAAACCAAGCGACATATTTTTTAGAATCATTTCTCTACGGTCTAACTCAAACCTAATACACCATGGTAATAAAACATTAGGTGGTTTTGCAACTGGATTGTCGGCAATAAATTGATTAATCATTTTTATCTCGTGTTTATAATCGGGATGTGTAGGTTCGCGAAACTTTTCGTAAAATAAAAGCATCTCGCCATCTACAAATCTTTCAACCGACATCATTTCAATAAAGTTCGCGACTTCTTGTACTCGCGCAATATCCATTGCAATTTCGTCACGTACTTGAATAACCATAGCCGTATTTTTCATATTTTCTGTTGGCCTTGCACCTAAAACCTCTCCTATGCGAACAAGAGTGTCTGTTTTAGTTCCACCTCCTCCACTTCTATGCTTGCTATTCAATACAAATTGCATCATTGGCTGATTAATTGATTGAGCTGCTGTAATGCCAACAACTGAACCATAATCGATAAAGGAATTTGCCATTGTAATATAAATATCATTGAGAATAATAGATAACATAACATTAGAAATTTCTTTTTTTATTAAATTTTTTGTATTCAAATATTGCCTTATTGCATATGTTGAAAACGTCATCGCTAGTTTCCAATATTTCGGAACAGCTGATTTTTTTCTTAGCATCATATCATTAAATGCACTGTATACTAATGTGTCGCATAATTCGGCTACCTTAGTAATTGCATCGCCTGGATTATATTCCTTATCTTTATTAAGATCGCGATATTGATAAATAACATCATTAATTATTTTATTCATATTCAACGGAGTTTTAATATTGTTTCCGTATAATTTATTATTGATGCCAGAATCTCCTTCCATTTTGAGCATCAATGCCCGAAAGTTTTCGCGATCTGAACTCAGCATCTCAAATTCTTTATCAAATAAATCCTGTAATCCCTTATTTCGGTATTTTGCATTTATATCAGTTGATTTTATATTATAATGATACTGATTAAATTCTTCTGTTGAAATATTCATTAACGGAAGGTTTATAACGTCCATAAGACGCGGGTCAATACCTGAGTCACCATAAATCCGCTGTACGATTCGCGAATCTTTCGCCGCTGCGCGTAAGTTATTTACTACAATAGACTCAAGATTTTTTATACCTGTTCTACTTTGTGCACCTGTAGTAGCTGTCATAAGGGCATTTGTGATTAGGGCATAACGCGATTCCATCGATGCGAAAATCATTGAAGGCAATCCTAATCCGGTAATATATGAATCTACAATAAAACCACGCGCTTCCGGGTTTGTATCATGTGTAGTAAAATATGGTAGTGTTCTATTATAACCAAAATTCTGCGGAATTCGTAAACCGTTTAGTGTTTGTTGACCCAATGCAGAACTTATTTGTAAAAAGTTTACTTTATTTCCCTTCGAACCAGATGAAATAAGTTTATACATGCTATTAGTAGTTGTATCAATATCTTTCATAACGATATTATAATAATCGTCTGATGCACGAAGTTCATTAATTTGTAGAATTTCATAGAATTCCTCTGTTGTAACTCCGATTGGCGGAATAATTTGGTTATTATTTAGTCGTTCAGTAATTCGTTTACTATTTTCAATTAGGTCATTAGTAATTTGTTGAAGTTCTCTTGTTGATTCTATAGAAATAAGAATATCACGTAAACCCATAGAGAACCCTCGGGCTTTTAGGTACATAGACATGGATTGTTGTAAATTAAAAATGTAATCTAAAACGACTTTTGTACCATATTTATTTTTAATAGCATGGATAATAGATCCGAATGCACCCTCACCAATTGCTTTTTTATCTAAAATTCCTTGTTTATGTATCCCTTTATCTATAAGAACTTTAATATCTTTTTCATCATATTTGATTATATGGGCTAAGTTTTCTTCGTACATAGAAGGCTTTCCGGAATAATTTATAAACGGTAATAAAATAGAACTTATTTCATAATTCGAGTACCGGTCTTTTGTAAATGTCAGAGTATTTGTAACATCTTTTATTTGCAATAATCCACCCATATCAATATTTGCAATAAGTTGCATAGTATCAAATTTTGAGAATGAATTATTTCCTTGAGTAAATAATGATGCGCCGACTAATGTATCCATATATGCGCCTATAACTGGCGCACCATATTGTGAGCTAATTAATCTTTCTTTTACTGACATCAAAATATCTACTTCTACTTGTGCATTTTTTGTTAGGAAGAAATGACCATTCATTTCATCACCATCAAAATCAGCATTATATAATTTACATACTAACTCATTTATAGTAAGGGTCTGCCCTTGCGGTCTAACACGTACTTTATGTACGGATATAGCCGATGGCGTAAGTGATGGCGCTCTATTGAGTGCTATTATATCTCCATCTATTAAATTTCTATAAATAATATCACCTATTTCGAGTATTAAATCGGATTTAATATTACCAACATGATATGTATTATTATTAGATTTTTTATATATTTTTGTACAACCTGGATAAGTAGTATCTTTATTGAAAAAGTACTTATTAAGTTCAGTCAAATTCCATGGGTGTACTGTTTCTGGGATTTGTATTGTTCTTGCAATTTTCATTGGAACACCTACTTCATCGATTTTAAGCGTAGGGTCACAACTAATAACACTACGACATACAAAATGTACACGTTTTCCCATCATAGTTCCACGAACTCTACCAATCTTTTCTGGCAATCGCGACGCTAAACTCCCAATCTCTTTATTTGATGAATGAACTACCTTTGTCTTTTTTGCAGATGCTGGCGATCCTTTAATCATTGTCGAATAGATTAAATCTAATGTATCAATTAAATCGCGGTCATCCGGATTAATTGTATTTGGTGGGATTTTACTATTGATATCAACAATATTACGGATAAAATTTGTTATCTCTGTAATTGCTGGTGACTTTGATGAAGTACGTTGAATATCTGGTCTAATAATTGGGGTCGGAATAGGAATACATCGCAATATATATTTTTTTGGATGTGACAAATCAGGATTATATCCTAATTGCCTAACAATCGACCCTTCTATTTTTTCAAATATAGCAGAAATTTCATGATTCATAATTCTTTCCTTCATTAATTTGTCATCTACCATATATTCCTTATAAATGTGAAGTTGTTCATTCTTATCTTGTATAATATTAGGATGATCAACACCACAATGTGGGCATGCGGTAAGAACATTAGTTTTAATCGGGTTCTTAAATGTTTTTACTTGGTCCTTAATGTTAGTTTTTCCACTACCAGTTTCTGTGATTAGTTTGCCACAGTTATGACAAATAATTTTTAACCATTTTACTATATGATTGCGAAATAATGGATTTTGAACTGGATAATTTAATTCAACAAACCCATTATGCCCAACACAAGTACTTTTCGATTGGAAACAAGTACCACATTTATAGTTCTTACTAGTAGTACCCATACGGATATCATTTACGCCTCCATGTATTGGTTTACCATCGGAACCTATAGTATCTTTTGATAATACATTCATAACACCGCGTCTATTATCGGCGTCTCCCTTAACGTAAAATTCAACGCTGTGGATTTCACCAACTGGCAACATACTCGCTGTCTGTATTATGTTAATTATATATTTGTTATTTCAATTTTTAATTATAGATATTAATTAATTTATATATTATTATAAAATAATTAATAATTAGAGTTATAACTATTATTCAGAGTTATAAAAATTGAATTTGCTTTATTTATTAACGAAATATGACGGATTCGTCTTCTGCGAAAACCTCTCGCATCAATGTCAACTCCGGCGAAACACTTACTTTCACTGATAATAATAACTGTATTATTTCACTGAAACACATTTCGTTGAATAGTACTATGCCTCATATCGAGATGTATATTAATGATGTAAGGTTTATGAGATCAACTTCTACATTGTCATTAAATGTTTCTACCATAAATATAGAATCAGGTATGTTCAAAACATTAGTAGTAACTTATGATAAAATAAATAATCTCATCATAACAACTTCTTCTGTAAATCTTATTAGCATATGCAATGCAACAATTTTTATTCCGGAAACAGGTGTACGAGTAATTATACCTACAAACGGAGTACTAATCATTCCATCAGGTTGCATAATACAATCTAATTCTTTAGAAGATTCTACTTCGAAAGAGCTATCTATTATCTCGCAATCACAACTTATAACAAAATGGTTGAAATCATTGATAAGTAGTGATCTATATAAAAAAGTCGGAGATGTTGAAATAAGAAATAAAATAATATCACTGGTAGAACAAAACTCGTCACAGATAGAAGAGATATATAACTTAATTAAAAAACCGAATAAACTAGAATTAGCAATATTCAAAAATATTCGAGAAACTATTTTACAAATGCGTGTTGAATTAGTAGTTACTCCATTACCCGAATTGATAACAAATCCCGATATAACAAACCCTGATATACCAAATATCTCACTAGATACAGTACAAAAATCCGGTATACCTAGCAATCCAGATATACCAAAAGAACCTGAACGCAAAAAAATAAAATTAGATCGATTATAAAATAATTTATTTTTATAGATTATTTTTTTATAGATTATATATTTTTTATTTGCAATATTTACTCACCATCTTTTCGAAATGCAACAAATTTTGCACGTAATGGTACTCCTGTATTACTTAGCTCTTGAAATTCAATAGTCGAATCCATTCCTATATACTTTTGTAAATTATTATTTATCATTTCATATAATTCGCGTGACTCGTCCATTGTGTAATTTTTTGCAGTGGCTCTAAATGTTTCTTTATTTTTTGTTTCAAATAATCCGATAAATGTACCACTTGCGCGACCAGTTGTCGATTGTTCAACTCCGATAAATGTAAACTCATCAGTAAATAATAGTTTGCGCTTTAGTAAATCACGTGACCGAACTTCGCGAAATTTCGATGTTTGATATATAGAATCCGCAATTCTAATCATTTGTCCTTCGTATTTATTTCGCAAATAGTATTTATAAACTTTTTCCATATCAGCAAAATTTTTTATCTTCAAAGTCTCTACAAATTTTATGCGAGGTGATTTATTTACAGAGTTTAGTTTTTTCAGAAAACTTATTCTTTTCGTAAATGTGGCTTCACTTGCAGTTTCTCCATTTGCAGATGGTATAAAAGCATCAAATATATAATAATCCAAATCAAATTTTTTAGTTTCGTTTCGAGCAACGCCTGTTATATCTTGCAGTTTTGTACCGTGAACATATAGTTCACCATCGAGAGTTACATTAGGAATTGCAAGTAATAAAGGCATTAAACAACTATCTAAATCGTCAATTCCTGGCCATAGTTTTTTACGCCGTGAATATTTTATTACTTTATTGTCACGTAATGTTATTAAGCATCTATTACCATCTAATTTCGGCTGACTATAACACGGATATGTTACGCGCGATACATTATCATCAAAATTACTAGCGGCCATCCCATAAAATAAATCATCTTCTGTTTTTGTATTCGATTCCGAATATCCAGCATTTACTTTTTTATTATAATGCGACCTTCCTTTTATTAGTGCTTGGATAAAAACATTTCTACTATTCTTTTTATTTTCCAATCCTGTCGAACCACTTGTAATTATAGTGCCGGCATTTCGTGTTAACTTGCCTGTATCTATACCTTGCTCATTATATACAACCGCGATTACATTTGGTATTTTCATATCACTAAAATATTCTGGGTTTATTTTAAGTCGGTGTTCCGGTATTTCCCAATCGATTTGTGACAAATATTCTAGATTAGTATCGGCAGGAAGTAAAATTATAAACTGCGACCAGTTTCGTACTCGTTTCATCGAATCGATAGACCGCAATTTTGTAAATACATACAAATTGTTTTTATCGTCAATATTTCCCGCAAAATTTTCAGCTGACCGAAAATCGTCAGACATTTATGATATATTATTAAGCTTATTCATTTTTAAATTATACGGAATATATTCACTATTGGAATAATTTTACTAAGGGATTATATTCACTAAGGGATTATATTCACTACAGAAATAATTTACATGCGATGAATAAAAAAAATATACGCGATTAATAAAATTAAGTATGATGAATAAAAAAAATAATTATACTTACTAAATTATTTATCACTCACACTGACAAGTTTTTATTATAGTATATTATTCAATTATTTTATATTATTAAATTTAGCTATCCGTAACTGCTGCAAGCAGTTTTGCCCGTGAAGAGCTTTTCTTTTTTGGCTTTTCTTCAGCGGCTGGTGTTTCAGTAGATTGCTCTGGTTCAACAAGACCCTGAAAAACACTAGTGAGATCATCTACAACAACTGGTTCAACTGATTGCTGAGTGTCAACTGATGGAACATCTACAGTTACACTATCTACAACAACTGGACTTGAAACATCAACTGATTGCGTTGGTTTTCGTGGAGCCCGCTTTCGTGGAGTTTTAGCAGGAGCATCTGATGTTACTTCATCTGTAACAACAGCAGATACAGACAATTCTGTTACTTCTGCGGCTTTCTTTTGACGTGGCTTCTTAAACGCAACATCTTGCGAGGGAGGAAGCACAATATTAGTTGCGCGTTGTGTTGCTTTCTTAGTTTTAGGGGTTGCAATTTTCTTTACAGTTTCTTGATCTAAACAAGGTGTAGGAATATCAACTGGTTTTCTATCCGGAACACGGTGAGTAATATTAAGTCTATTTCTAAACTCAGTAGGGTCAACTACTTGCCCATCTGTACGTGGTGTATTGAGTGCAAATGTAAAATCCTTATAAACAACCAACCTTTTTTCAACTTCAACTTCTAACCTTCTATAAACATCAGAACGTTGTCCATCAGTCAACATCAGCTCAACAGCACTCAATACATGACGCTCGCTGATTGTCTTTGCCTTAGTAAGAGAAACCAAAACAAGAAGCATATCAACCATTCTCCGGCTAATAAAATCACATAGAAGGTTTGAAACAAGTACCCGAAATTCTTCAGTCATTCGTACAATATAATTACTGCTTTCATCACGCGATAGATGGCATTGGGCGATTTTAGTAACAAAGTTCAAGAAATCGCGCGAACGTTGGTCAAGGTCATTATTAAGAAATTCCAGCTGTTCGCTATCACCAACAGTAGCAGAAACATCTACGACTTGTTCTTGCTTAACGTCACTTACTCCACTACGTTGTGAAATAAGAAAATCTTGAAATGAAACAAGTCGCTCAACCAACGGATATAATTCAACCTGACTAACTCCATTAACAAAGTTTTCAAGTCGAACAGTCTTAACATTGTTTCCCAAAGTGGATTCAATAGCATGTAGAACCAATTGATGCGCAAGTGTATCGACAACATATGTTAGCGCAACAACAGCCTGCAATGAAATCCTATACTTCTTAGCATTAAATTGTTTTGAAACTTCTACAACAGGAACTTCACCCTCTGAAAATTCAAGACGGAAATCATTATTAACAAGAAAATCATAACGTGTAAAATCAGCAACCTTAAAACCATCCACAGCCGATTCTCTTGTAAAGAGAATTTCCACTTCGTATAGTTCTTTATTAATTCCAAATTTATCTAATCTTGAGCGAACACGACTTGTAGGAATATGCATTCCCAAAACAGAACTAACACTAACGCGTTTAGTGTCTCCAGTGACCACTTCATCAGTGCATTGTGTATCAGGACAATATTCAGCAGTAGTCGACATATTACTTATTCGTATCGTATTATGATGTTCATATATGTTCCAATTATTTAACAGATAAAACTATCCCAGCGACGATAAAAAAATAAATTTTAATTTAATTAATTACGACTTTCTTCAAGAGATTACTAACTGCTTTACCTGTAATAAATTTACTGAATTTTTTCCCATTATATATTTTAGTAATATTTTTTAATTCTTGTGGTGTAATAGTTTCTCTATTCAAAAGTTGTCCGGATTTATTTGTCGATGCCATTGCTTCCGTCCTAACTCCTTGTGGAATATTAATCAAATCAGTATATTCTTGTGATGATTTTTGTTGCGGAGATGATGGTGTATTCATTTGTTCTTCGTCTTCATCCGATTCGATATCAATATCTATAATTTCATTATCACCAACCTTTGTAGGATGCGGCGTATATGTTTTTGTTACTGGATCATAAATATCGATTGCCTTTTGTTTTACTTGTTCATTAGGTTTGCTTTCTACTATTTTATGTTCATTCTGACGTTTAATAGCATCGCAAGCATCATCAATAGACGAATTATCATCAGTAGTAGCATTTAAAAACGCATCTTCTGATGAAACATTTTTTTGTTTTGGTTCTTCTTTACTAACTACAGGTGTAATAGGTTTTTTATTAATTATAGCGTCCTTATTATTTTCTGGTGTTTGTTTATTATTTTTATTACGGTATTTATAAATAAGAAACCCAATAAGTAAAATAACAAGCACTACAAAAATACCAATAGTAATATATCTATAATTTATAGTTGACCCACTAATTTTGGATGGTGTCTGTTGTATTTCATCGTCATCTTCATCCTTCGTATTAGTTGCAGTACGTTGTCCTTGTACTGAAATATTTGGCCGCAAGTCTACAGCAGCATTCATAGTTTACTCTCTTTTTTAAAGCGTTTGGCGTAAATAATATATAGTATTAAAAAATATTTAATATATCAATATACGCTAATTCCTGTAATGGAAAATTTTATAAAATATTCAAAGCTGGTAGAAAAACATTTAAATTGTTATATAGAGTTATTTATAAACTCTATAAGCGAGCCTGCTATTTTATCAAATATAAATACTGAAATGCTTAATTTATCAACAAATCTTATCATAATACTAGATACTATAAAAAATATAAAAAATATAGATGATGTTTTTAAGTTATCTAATTCTATAAATATAATAGTTACATTATCATCGCGATTACGGAATATATTAGATTTTGATATTTCGTGTACAAATAATTTATTAAGTGACACTGCTGTGCAGAAAGTAGTAAAACAAGGACAACTATTAGTGCGAACTTTAAGTAATGTAGAATTGGTATCGTATCATTTATATAAACCAGCCGATATGGTTATTGATAACATTCAAGCCAAAAAATTATGTGATAAGTACCCACATGCAACAGAAATTCTTTATGACTTGGTTTCAGAAAATGACGGTACTTATATAGAGGAAATAAAATTAAAAGCATATAATAGTGATATGCTTGCAACATCTGTAACAAGAGTACCAAAATCGATTGAATTTAAAAGTACAGATGTTTATACAAATCTGTTACAACGGTACTCTTATAATTCAAATTTCGAATTTGTTCCGCTGGAAAAGTTATTGAAAGAAACGTATGATATAAAAAACGCAAAGCCTGAAAAAATTTCTAATATAGCAAAAATAATCGGGAGTATTTTAGTAATATCAAAAAATACAAATGTTGTTTATAAGGATTATCTTATGGAAAATTATAAACCATCAAAAATAGGTATTTGTAAAGAACTTATAAACGATACACTTAGTATAGTAGAATTTACAAAAAAAGTTAAACCTAGTATAAAATTATATCGTAAATCTGGTGATATATTAGATATAATAAAATCTCGTATAGATAATTTTAAATTAGCGAATAATGGTTGTAATGGTATAATTAGTTGTAATGGCGCTCCTTCTATATGCAAGCAACTGGCTGATGAAACATCATTAATCTTAGAAACATTTGATGGGGAAAACTTTCGGCAAGTGCATATAAATCCCGAACACCTATTTCATTTATATAATAGCCCAAATCCGATAATTGCGAATACTGCTATAGAAATGGAAAGCTCGTTAAATAAACATTATAAAGGCGCTCGTAAAATCGGATTTGTTAATACTACTATGCCTATGGAACATATCAGAGAAAATATTCTTAGAGGAATTAGCGCGCTAATAACAAGTTATAAAATAAAAACTGTAGATAATTTACAAGATTTTATTTATGATGAGCCAAAACTTTCTGATATAGTAAATGCAGAATTAATAAATGCATTTGATGATTTTGCAAAAAAAAACCATATAACCCCGTTTGTTTATCGTGAAAGTGTTATTAGCTATATGAGTTTATGTAATATTAAAATTAAAAAATTTAAAACAAATCTTCATAATAGTTATACAAAGGAAGAAAAACAAATTAAAAAATATTTGGAAGATCGCGCAGAAATAAAACAATTATTATTATCAGTCATAAAAGAAACATTATTAGAAACACTTAATGAAAAAGAAAATATATTTGATATAATTAATGAAAAGAAGATGTTATTCATATAATCTATAAATTGTTATTATAACCTATAAATTGTTATTATAATCTATAAATTGTTATTATAATCTATAAATTGTTATTATAATCTATAAATAAATGTTGATGAATAATAATATATTCGATAAAAAAAAATGTTATAATATAATTGTTAATAATGAATAATATCAATAGAGTTAATAAATTAGTAGAAAAAAAAGGTAGCAGTATATGTGTAAATCCTGAAAATAATTTTTGTATAAAGGATAAATATGCAAAATCGCTTATAAAGGCATTTGGATTACCACCAAATGCAGTTAATAATATTGACGAGTTAATGAAAAGGGTTGGATGTGATTCTCCTTCATGTCTTATTACTAAGCCAAATTCATCCAATGTATCAAGATTACTTAGAGTTAGTATAAAACCAGAAGGTGATATTGAAGGTAATACTTGGGTAAATAGCTCTCAAATTGTAAGAGTATTAAATAGTTGGAAAATATATATAAATCCGAAAATTAATAATTTCTATCCTATGGGGTTTGCAACAATCGATTTCATGTCGTGTCCTAATAGTTTTAATAATCGTGTAAAGAATTTATCATTAAATTTTCTAATTCAAAATAAAAAACGTACTGCTGCTGTAATTATAAATACTGATAATTGTAGTGGTCGAGGAGAGCATTGGTTTCCATTATTTATAGATTTGCGTGATAAAGTTATATCATTAGAATATTATAATAGTGTTAAAAAAAAAATGCCTAAGCAAATTTGTGACTATTTTGATGATTTAAAAAACAATTATATAAAATCCGGAGAAACAAGAGACGTACAAATATATTCAATGCTTCCCGATGAACATCAAAATAAAAATAGCGAATGCGGTATATATTCATTATTTTATATATATTCACGTTTAGAAGGAATTAGTGGACAAGAAATAGTATCGTATTCATTACCCGATGATCATGTTCATAAACTTAGAAAAGTTATGTTTTATAAAGGATAAAATTATAATAATAAAATTATAATAATAAATTATAATAATAAATTATAATAACTATTGAAAAAGTCCTGAATTACTTTCGCCCATTGATTTTAATAAATTATAATCATTAATATCTTCAGTAGTCATATTTTTTGTTTTATTCTTAAGAAAACTGACGATTTCCGGATTATCGGAAAACGAAACACTTCCGGATTTAGTTAAGTTATCTTTAAGGTCGTCATAAGATGTTTTAATAGATTTTTCATTAGTTTCTTTTTTTTCTTCTCTCTTTGGTTTTGCAATTTCGCGATTCTTAGCTATTTCTGCAGCGCGTTCTTTTCTTTTTTGGTCTACATTATTATCATCATCTTCTATATGCACCCTTGCATTGCGTTCCATATATTGTTCCATACAAAATTCAGGGTTAGTAATAGTAGTATTTTCTTTTTTTTGTTCTTTTTGTGTTCTATTTATAATACTAGAAAGAAACGAAAGTATTTCATTTACTCCTTCATATGTATTATTTTCTATTATCAACCTTGCACACATTCTAATGCTTTTTTTAACAAAACGAAATTTAATACCGCGTTTATTCAAAGCGACAATATTATCATAAATATATTCTACAATAGTACAATTTTCTTTATAATTCTTATTATTATTATTTATAGTAATAGTAGCAACTGTTATAGAAGACATTTATATACCGAATAATATCTTTTTCAAATATTAATATCTTTTTCTATAAATAGTTCGATTATCTCACTATAGTAATTACGCCTATAACTTAAATCTGTTAGAATATGTATACTATAAATAATTTATATCAGCCAATACAGTATATATGAAATAAATTCGCATATTATTATAATAGTATTTTCTAATTAAAATTTATATACTGATATAGAAAGTATCACTAAAAATTGAATAAGTGATTTTATAATTATAAATGCCTCAGTCCAAAATAACTGTGACAAAAACCGCAATTAAATTACCTGCAAAACTGTTGCAGTTAGTTGAACACAAATTACCCGCAGATAAAGAAATAATTACTATTGATTTATTTGCGCCTGTTTGTATTGCTAATGCATTCAGAAGATGTTTGATAAATGAACTACCTGTAAATGTACTTACAGCAAAAATAGAAGATGTATTTACTGATTGTAGTGTTCCAAACGATTGTATTATAAATAGGCTTGAATCTATACCTATTTATCAACATTCGAAATTAAAGGGATCTTTCATGTATAAAAATAATACTGATGATTTAGTAACAATTTATAATACAGATTTAGAACTTACAACAGATAATAAATCAAACTATAAATTTGAAGATGTATATGTTTTGACTAAACTACGCGCAGGAAAAACCTTGAAAATAGAAAATATTACTATAAACATATTATATGGCGGCACAGCTATACCAATAGAAAATATGATATATCGCGAAATAGATAGTGATAAACATTATTATTTATCATTCAATACTGTTGGGATATACAAATCAGGAGAATTAGTTAAAGTTATGTTTTATACTTTATTAGGAAGATTAACACGCATAAAAGACGCAATAAAGGAAATTACAGAACCTACTATTACAGATGATATTGAATATTCTGTTTTAAATGATGATATAAATATATTGAAGATTTTTAATGAAAACATTACTATAACAAACATTATTGTGTATATGTGCTTTGAATTTGATAAAGGTGTTACTTTGATTAATACAAATATATCACATATCACAGAACATGATGTTCTAATAAAATGGCGCCATAAAGATAAACTTCGTTATATAGTCGCGGGAATTGATGCAGGATTATCGGTTTTAACTAAACTATCAACCGAACTAAAAATATAATAATATGATGTGGATATATCATGATATGATGATATAACATGATATGATGATATAATATTTATTTTTTTATAGCGTGTTATAAAAAAAATATTAATCAATGTTATTATAATATTATTAATTGAATTTTATTAATCAGTGTTATGAATATTTAATTTTCTGTTGTATTCCATCTGCGTGTTAGTCCATCATCAATGCAATGTTCTAAGCGTTCGAGTTCTGAAAGCCATATGTGCGAACCTGGAAATAAATTGTTTGATTGCGTAATATACGCCAATTCTTTTTTTAGTTCTTCTAATTTTTCTAATCTTTTTTTATTCGAGTCGGTTAATTTATCTCGGTCACGCAAATCAATAAGATAGTTATAATTGCCGCCATCTACAAACGCATCTTCAAGTTTATCAGTTGGTATATCTGCACATGACGCTACACGCAAACTATTTATTAACATATATCCATCACGTGTTAATTCTTGTATTACTATTTCTAGGTCCTTATTTGATACACTATAACTGCGACTATTGTCAACATATCTTATGATATTTTCAAGCATTATTATTTTCCATCTTAGTATAATAGCAATTCGCTCTACTCGCGCAATATATAAATTTTTTCTTTCTACAAACCAAGATAATAAAATACTGTTGTAACCTGTATTTGGTGTTTCTGCTACTTCTTTACCTAAAAGTAATTCTAATTCGCGAACTGCTTCAAATATAGTATTATTTATTCCGAGTAGATTACATGAAGATGTTGCTTTTTTTGTTATTTTTAGAAAGTTTAAAGCATACTCCTCACTATTAAATTTTTCTATATCGGCTGTATTAATATATACCTTTATATCTATTGTATCATCATTTGAGCTGTCAATAATATCTTGTATAATATTATATTCTGGTTTAGTATCTGAAAGTTCGAGCATCATTTCTCGCCATTTCTTTGACCAAATACCAACTGGCAACTCAGTTATGTGCAAATATGATTTTTTTGATTGTGTCACAAGTTTATAAATACCAGTAATAGAAATTTTTTCATCTGTTTCTTCTACTATAGCATTCGAATGAACATTCCAATACGGCATTTTTTCTATGCAATTATATAATTTTTTATAATCACATCCTGATCCAGCTGATGCCTTTATCATTTTTCGAACATTTTTGAATACTATTTTATAGTCTCGTGCAAATATATGACAGCTCCAGCCAGTTGCTGGAATAGCAAAGTTTTCTAAAATAGCCATCGGGATAATAGGAACATAATAAAGAGGTTCGCATTTTTCATTTTCGCATTTTCTATATTTCAATAGATGATTATCTACTTGCGGAAATATAAGCAATACTAATTCTCTATTAAGTTTTGTTTTTATGTATCTAGATGCACCAGCATCATCGCCACCCATTGAACGACTACCGAATGAAGATTCAGAACCATCAAGAAATGGAAGAATTCGCGCACCCGGAAAAGATTGGTTCATTGTTTTTATAGTCTCTTCTAATGAAACTGCACCGTGTTCGTATTTGAATTTTAATGCTGCACTGCTTGCCAATTCGCAAACCTTTACACTATTAGTGCTAGGGCTAGTAAAATATTCTAATGCTCCCGCGAGTGCAATACGCGCAGCAGGTCGTAATCCATCAATAACATGCGGAAGATTTCTTATAATATTTTCTAATTGAAATTCACGTGCTTCGCATCGTAAATAATCATTGCATATTATTTGCATATTTTGCGGTGTATAAGGAATTATTGTATTGCGTAATTCTTCTTTTCGCTTTGTTGTATCCTTGCCAAAATATGTTTCGAATAATTCATCTGATAAACCATCTAACGTATACGTATAAACATTTTTTGCAAAGTCTCGAAATACTTTAAGTGATGATTCTTTATTATGAGTAGCGAGACCTTTAAAATAAGAAGCTCTGTGTTTTATATTTCTCGAATGAACCCAGCTCTCGTATTCGCGTTCTGAATAGAAATTTACTTGCGATTTATCTTGTAATTTTGCAATTACTAATGGTGTTGTAATACGCTTCACAAAGTCGCGCTTAAATAATGCAGGCCAGTATAAATGAAAGAAATTCATTATCAATCCAAATATATGACCCACACCATCAACATCTTGATCAACAGCAACTATTACACCATTATAACGTAAGTTCTTATATTGGGCGTCACCTTCTGGAGTTAGTTCGTATGTATGCTTATAATCAAGTCCTAAAACTTTTACTAAAGCACCAAAACGTTCATTGTTTTCCATCTTTGTTGATTTTATGTAACTTTTTTTATCACCTGCTCCAGTTAAAACAACTGTTTCTTTTCTAGCATTTGGTGGTTTACCTTGGATAATATACACACCATAATTTTCATTAGTAAGTCCAAGTTTTTTAATTTCTTTATCGTTACTCTTGAGTGTGTAATTTATAAATAGTGCAGCAGAATCGCCTTCTGGAATAAATAAATAACAGTTATGCTTACTTCCGGCATTAATTGCACCTTCGTATTTTTTTATTTTTGCAAACTCTCTTCTCTTTGTTTGAGTTTTTGGTTTGTCTGTAAGAACATCAGTTAATTTTTGTATTAATCTTTCACTAAATTCTTGTCCAATAAACGACTTTGGTATAACAATATCCGCGAACTCTGTAGGACTATCTAAATAATCCTTAGATTGACTTGTATAACTCGGCGATATTATATTACTCACAAGAAATACAGATAAATGTTTTGAAACATCAGCTTGTGTAATCTCTCGCTTTCCAAATGTACGTTTTATAAACTTTTCATGTTTTTCATAAATAGTGCTATAAATAAATTTTACATGTCTCCCACCATTTGCAGTATGTACTCCATTAACAAATGATAAGTCCATTTTTTTTGTACTTCCTACTACAATAAACACTCGCCAATTTAATGATTTATCGGTACGATTATTCATTTGAAACTCGAAAATATCAGTTTCTTCGACCTTTGTCAGTTGCAAAATAAAATCACGAAATGTTTTTTCTATTTTACATCCGTTATAAAATACTTCAGCAGAAGTACAGAATGAAGAAAATAATGCACGAGTATAAATAAGATTTCGCAATAATTGTTTATCGCTAGCATTTATTTTTCCATCGACTAGTTCGAAACCAAGCTTTTCGTAATCCGGAAGTATTGTTATTTTTGTATAAGGAGCTTCAGTGGATTTTGTAATAATCGGCAAATCTGTGATTTCCATATTGCGCGAACATAATTGTTTGTAATATAATTTATTCACAGCATCAACTGTTTCCAATTTGAAATTTGTAGAAAATACATTTGCAAGTTTTGCACCTACGCCATTTTTTCCACCAGTTGCTGTTTTTTTATCAGTTGCTTTTGTAAAATTGCTTCCTGATAATAGATTACAAAATATCATTTCCGGAATATATTTTTTTTCTTTCTCATCTATAGTACACGGTATAAAACTACCATTATTATATACTGCTATTATACCATTATTTTCTGAAAATTCTATGGATATTTTTTTAACAGTTTTGTGAAGTGTTGCCTGATCGAGACAATTAACTATTAACTCATCAACCATTTTATAAAGTAATTTTGAATATCGAATATTGCTAATAGTTATTTCTGATGTAGAATAATCTACGCAAATGGTATTATACGAACTCAGACCATACCCGGCACCTGCCCACTGATCGGGATTTTGCATAACACTTTCGCGTGGTGTCAGTTGCTGATATTTTGCAGATGTCGCCATTTTGTCGGGTAGTTATCTCCTTCGTATTATGATATTCATTATTCAATTTTTATTATAAAAAAATAAAAAATTTATTATCTGGGTAATAAGAAGTATAGTAATTGAATTTATTATTCTAGTATTTTTTCTTGTGTGTCTAATATTTTATTAATTATATCATCTATATGTTTAGTATTTCTAGATATACGTTTTTGCTTATAATACGTCATAATTGATATAATCAATAATACTATTACTACCGCAACTAAAACCACATATTGTGTTTTTTTAGGTATATCATCTAAAATTCCCATTCTGCAAATAAATAATATATAATATTAATGTGTTTAATTTAGTATATAATTATATACTAATAATATACTAATAATATACTAATAATTTATACTAATAATTTATACTAATAATATACTAATATTTTATACTAAATGAATTTACTAAAAAACAATGTATAAAAAATTAATCATAATCAATGTACATATACATATACATATATATATATAGGTATTTGATTACATTGGATATGTAACAACACGATGAATTATAGAATACCCTGTTGCTTCTGACCATCTAGTAACTTCAATAACATCACCAATTTTTGCACCAAGCCAGATTATTTGCGTATCATTAATAAATATTTTTGGTAAATCAGACCTTTCTGACGCTGTAAATTGAAATAAATCTTTTATTTCATCGCGAGACATTATACGATGCGGAGGAACCATAGGCGCCTTTGTCATATCAATTGCAAACAATCCAAATGTATATGATGAGAATATTAATCCAATAGACGTTGCATATTGTTTTATTTGATTTGTTGCTTGTTTATTGGAAATTAACATAATATCGCCTTTTAGTTTTCCCATAGCATTAGTAAATTCATTTGTATGATTTGCAATATGTGAAACAATATCTGTCAATACAATTGTTGCCGGTTCTCCATATCTATTTATACCAATTATATAGACAAATCCATTAGACCTAAGTGCTAATTCAAATTCTGTTTTTTCTAGTTTTTCTGGTTTTTTAGTCCATTCGCGTTTTTCTATCAGAATAAAGAGATTGTTATATATATTCCACAAATTTATGTGCGACATTTATATATTATAATTCTATATATTCATTTTTTAATAATCAAAATATAAATTGATATATAATAGTATAAATTGATAATCAAAATATAAATTGATATAATAGTATAAGTGTTGTAATTAATAAATATTAAATAATATATTTTATGATAATTATAATAATTTATTTATGAATTAATAATTTATTGATGAATTAATAATTTATTTATTTTTTTATTTATTGATATATATATATATAATAATTATTTGTATAGAGAATGTCGGCAACAACATCATTTACGCATGTTTTAATTCCACCAATGTTACGAGAGTCTAGCCTTTGGCCTGCGAGTAATACCGATGCTTCAGTTACCTCATGGGTTAAATGGTCTGCTCAATTGCTTGCATTTGTACTTGGTTTAATGGTTCTATTGCTATTGTTTGTGTATTTTGCCAGACTTATGGGAAGTACATTTGCTTCGGCTGCTGGTACGAGTGGAATACATAAATTGATGCGAAAAGAATTAGATCACCTTAATAATTCTGCTGAATCAGAACTTGCTCGAAAAGAATCTTATGTAAATTTCCAAGGGACCTCATCTAATCCACTAAATTGGCCGGACACTGGTCATTTGCATGAAAGTATTAGAACGGACGGTTCTAGAGCTTTTTCATATGATTTGCCTGTTGGATCAGAAGATACTGGATACCGTCTTAATGTCAATGAACGCGATGCTAGTGCATTGACTGATGCAGCTCTAGTTGCTGGTCAAAAGTAAATATGAATAAAATATGATTAATAAAAATACGATTAGTAAAAAAATAAGTTTTTATAAAATATAGTAGTCCTAATAAAGTATTGAGAATAATATGTGCATTATATAAGGTATTAACGTATTTTTATTTTTTCTTCATTATATAGATTTACAAATTTTCTAATAGGTTCTTTAATTGCATCTATAAATCCAATATCTCTATAAACAGGAATAATAACTGTTTTTAATATTTTATAAGGAATAATACCTACCATATTAAAACTGTTATCGATACATATTTTTTTGTATTTTGATATTGATAATTCTAAATCTTCATCTATATCAAAATATACTACACCAAATCGCCCAATAGAAACAAAATATATTATTTTACTAAACTCGCCTGATTCGACTAAATCTATTATATTCTCGTCATACGATATAGTTGAATCTCGAGACTCGCTATATATTCCAATAATACCCTTATAAGATACCGCCAAATCTTCTGTTATCATTATTTTTTGTTGTGTGGTTGTATTTACAAATCCTAATCCTGTAAATTGTTTTAATGTACATGCACGAAATACGATATTTATAAAATATGCTATATCAATGAATTTAAAATATGCTAATCCGGATTGTGGTTGTGCTTTATATTCATCAGGTATATAATTAGTAGGAATACGGCTATATGGTGATTTAATTTCAAATAGTATTGTACCGGCTTTATCAAATGGTAAAGTATGTTGTTCGATGTTTTTTTCTATAATTAATTTTTGAATTTTTTCAGCATATATTACAGAAAACCCATCTGGTGAATAGCTAGTATTTGGAATACTTCCAGGTAATGAACCTGTTTCATATAATACACAATCAAAAAGTTTCTCAATAAGTAATTGCCCAACTGGTTCGAAAAAGTTCCCCCATCTTGTTGCATCGTTACCACTGAATGTAAGTAATCCTAATTTAGTTTGTATAAGTTTATCAATATTATTATATTTATTTTCACCTAATACAGTACTCATTTCACTTCCTCCAACAGTAACTTCTTTATTAGTATTATTACGTTCTTCTTTCCATTTTTTTGTACCTTGTTTTGGTTTGTCAGCATGTGTTTCACAGAAAATTCGCAACTCGTTTAATTTTTCAATAAATACATATTCATACTCTGTCATTAATGTATCATCTATTTCAACAATGTTAATATCATTATTAACAGTCTTAGTATTCGTTTTGATATTATTATCCATTGCAATCGTATTGCCATCCATTTCAGTATAATATTAGATTATATTTCAATATATTCATTTTTTATTATAATTATTTTTATTAGATATTATAGGAAGTTTATGATAAATAAAATATATTTTCAAAAAAATAATGGATGTTTGTAATGAAAAACTTCATGATCTAGTTGTATCACTAGATAAAATACAAGATAATTTAACTAATGTAAATGCTGTTGTGGATGAGGAATATATTCTAGTAAATTATAATGGAAATAATTCAGATAGTATAATTGATATTATTTCAAGAAATATTGATTTGTCTAATATTTTTTATAAAATTCATATTGATGCGTATAATTCTTTTTGTAAAATTATTAAAAATATATCACAAAGTCTTGCAAATGAACTAAATGAACAAAAATGTTCTAATTATTATTATGAGCTGGGATGTAAGTATTATGATAATCTTAAATCATTAGTAGAGTCTATGAATTATAGTAATGGGTTTAAAAATAATTTATCATTCAATATTACAACAATAAAATTTGCAGATAAAACAGAGACTTCTGTTGATATGGTTACAGTAAATAATAATGAAGAATTATCGGAATATCCACCTGGTTTACTAGTTTATCATACTGGCTATAAAGTACCAAAATTTATATTGACAACTGGAAATAAATACGAACATATTGAAGTTCCTTCAACTTGTAATATTGTAGGTGCGGAAGATGATGTTTTAAGAAAATATACTATTTTTAATAATAGTATTATTACAAATAAAAATTTTAATATGGGATATAATAATTTTTATATTGATAAAGAAGTAAGTGAAGTTACTGGTATTCAAGAAGATGAAACACGCAACTTTCGTCATCCTATGCAAAATAATAAAAAACAATGGAATGGCTATAATGTATTTAAACAACCTAAGTTTGGTGATTCCATGTTACTCGATGAACAATTAAGTAATGATATATCATCAGATAAAAGAGACTTATACCAATATTCTTTATGGATGACTATTATAGGACTTACTAATTATCAAAAAAAATACAAAAATAAACAACATCTTGATTGATAAGATAAATGGTAATGATATTAATGTTTTATAATAATAATGTTTTACAATATTAATAATTTACAATATTACTGATTTATATTATTAATGATTTATATTATTAATGTTTGCTACTATACCTTTATTTTTTTACATTTTATTTTACGTTTATACTCTACAGTTCTACATTGTTCAGGTTGATGCTCTTCTTTTGGTATTGCTTTGTAAGTATTTAGTATATCTATAATGAGATGTTTTATAACACCATCAATACGGTCAATTTCGGTTTCCTTTAACCATAATACTTTTACAATTTCATTTCCATCGGGCATATATGAATTATGACGTCCAATAAATTCAACAATAAATATCATCAAAATGTATCTTACACCATATTCGACAATTTCATATATAATAGGCATTTTTGATAAAAATCTATAATCATTAGGATTTAGATTTACTTCTTCCTTTGTTTCGCGTATTGCTGTGTCTACTGGAAGTTCGCCGCGTTCTCGTTTACCTTTCGGTAAATCCCAATTCATAGGCTCATGGGTTACTGAACTTATCATATCTAATAATTTTTTTTTATTGTCATCTATAGAGTATGTAGAATAGAACTTATTTTCACAATTTATAGCATGCGATGAAACTAATGATTCGCGATATGCATGGCTCCAGATTTTTGTAAAGTCCATAGATGCAATTAAATCACGCTCGATTTTATTCATACGATTAATTAATATTTTTAAATGAGTATAGTCATCATCGGTTGGATATAAACCACGTACAAAATCTAAAAATTCATACGATACACGTTTTTTACATATTAAAATACTGGGACAACCATCATCAGCATACTTACATATACCTAAACCAAACGAATATTTGGTTTTCATAATATCAATATTTCTTTATATATAGAACTAATTTTAATATGTCATATGAAGATTTATCAGAATCTTATGTTTCAGATATACTAAATCGTTTAGAATTTGTTCGTAATACTCCATCTCTTGATAAACCTTATACAAAGGTAGATTTTGATATAGATATGAGTAATAAATTAGTATTGCGGTCTTATCAAAGATTTGCGCAATTATACTGTTCTTCTAATACACCAGCAAGACGAATTTTTATAAAATACGGTACTGGTGTTGGAAAAACTGTTTTAGCATGTAATATTTGTAAACAAATGGTTGATATATTTAAAAAAAAACGTGAATTAAATCCAAAAATCCAATTACCTTCTATTCTTATACTTGGACCAACAAAGGGAATATTTAGAAAGGAATTATTGAGTAGACCAGAATTTGGATATATTACAACTCAAGAACTTGATAGAATGAGACAATTAGAATATAATGCAAAATCAGGTTCATCTATAGACCGAGATAATCTACGCGAATTTGGTATTATGTTACGTCGTAGACTATCCAATAAAAAAAAAAGTGGATTTTTTGCATTCTATGGATTTCGTGAATTTGTTAATAGATCATTATTATCCGACATAGATATTTCTACACTAAATGAAGAAGAAATTCACGATAGAATAAAATCTGGTGATATTAAAATAAATTATAAACTATTTGAGACCTTTCGTAATAGTCAAATAGTTTGTGATGAAATACATAATGTTTATAATAGTTGTGATAAGAATAATTGGGGTATTATAATTCAGGCACTTCTTGATTATTTAGGAAATGATGTAAATGCATTATTTCTTTCTGCAACTCCTATAAATCATTATCCTTCCGAAATTATTGATTTATTGAATTTAGTATCTATGGAAAAATATGCAAAAGAAGATTTTTTTAAATTATGCGATTCTGAAAATTGCACTGCTATATCTAACGAGTCAGTATTTAATAAAATAGGAAAATTATTTGCTGGAAAAATTCTATTCTTAGCAGATGCCAATCCCAAATATTATCCACGAACATTTTTAGAAGGTGAAAAAATTAAAAGTATTGATATGCTAAAATTTGTAAGGTCTGAAATGCCTCCGCATGCTTATGAAATATATAAAAAAATTTATTCTGGTACTCTATCACAAGATAGTCAGTATATAATGGATTTTATTTTACCAGATCCAACATCTGCTGACGGATGGATTTATAAAACCCAAGAAGTTAAAGATAAATATCATCATGCAAAATTAGAATGGTTAGAAAATAATAACATTATTATAAATAATGTTGGTACTGATATGATTTTAACTGGAGAATTTTTACATATGACAAACTTAAAAAGAGTAAGTACAAAATACCATACTATGATGCAAGATATTATAAAACATATAAAAAATGGTGGCGGTAAAATATTAATATATCATAAATATGTACGAATGAGTGGTGTGTTATTTATAAAGGAAGTGCTTTCTCAAAATGGGATAATAGATATTTACTCTGATGCAGATGACTCGACATTAGATGTAAATACTGGAATACCAAGAAGAGATTTTAACACAAAAAATGGAGTGTTTATGCCATGTAAGTATGTATTATATTATGGAGATATGGATAAAATAGTACGCGATTGTAATATAGATAAGTTTAATTCAGCGAGTAATGCAACTGGATCAGAAATAAAAATTCTAATAGGGTCCGATAGTATTCGTGAATCTTTAGACCTTAAAGCAGTATCAATGCTTATGGTTATGTCGAAACCCGATGATATTAGTTCTTTGATACAATTATTTGGAAGAGCAAATAGGCAAAAAAGTCATTCATTACTTCCGCCAGAAAAACGTAATGTTATCTATAGGATATATACAACTAAATTACCGGATGGAAAATTATCATACGAAGAAGAAAAGTATAGAGACCGTGTAAATGACTATAAAATTATTCAAAAAATAGAAAAATCATTAAATGAAGTTGGTGCAGATGCTGCAATTAATTATAATATGATAAAGACGGCCTTTGTCGAAGAAGGAGAAATAGGAGTTTTAAAATTTACACCTAAATATAATTTTACAAAAAACCCTATGAATTGGACAAGTAATGCTTATTTTAATGAGATAGAAATAACAGATGTTATATATATCATAAAACGTTTATTTATGGAGGTATCTACAACTCTAAAAATGAGTGATATATTAAAATTGGTAAAAGACCCTCCATTTACTACTGAATTTAACCCTACTTTGATAAGTGATGATAATATACATATTGCAATGTTTCGGCTCACTATAAATAATATTAATATTTCTAATGATAATAGTACTATAATTGAAAAACTTTTTGATCCAAATGAAAAGCGAATTGTAAAAGATGGAGCAATGTTCAATATTGTAAAAATTGATGAATATTATATATTAGTAGGTGTTTCGCGTGATAAAACTATTTATGTTGAATCGCAATATAGAGATAATACAAAACAATGTGAAATTGATATAAATTTGAATGAATATATTTTACATTCGCATACTAATGAATCATATGAAATTAAAAAAAGTAAATTTATTCGTAGATATGAAGAATATAAAGTCGACGATATAGGAATATTAGATTCAGTGTGTGATTATAGTATCGATTTTCAAAGAAAATTTATTGAAGAAATTATTTTTACTATTTACACTATTATGACGGAACCAAAAAAAATAAATATACCTGCTAATATTTTAGATTTTTATATAAAAATGATTGTGGTGTATGATATCAAGCGAATTATTTTATTTTATGATACTACTAGAAAACATATTCAGGAATTATATAATTTTACATGCGATGAATGCAATAGTAATGCCCCTATTATAAATATTATTTCAAATATAATTACAGAACATCCACAAGGGTTTATACATAAAACACCTACAAAAGTAGGTATTACTAGTACTGATAAAGTTCGCATTATTAAGGATAGTATAAAGAAAAAATTAAAAATAGGTTTTGTTTTACCAATAGGATATTCCACATCAACGATACCCAGATTTTATAATAGTACTAAAGGATGGTTTGATGCTTCCGGATATGGCGGAAATTGTATTGTTTATAAAGAAAATGATATTGTTATAGGATTTTATTATAAGGAAATTAGTGGACTTAGCACTAAATTTAAAATTAGAGCACCAGTACAAAAACAATATGGTACAAAGGGAGAAGTAGATATGCGAAAAGTTGAGCGCGGTACTAATTGCGATACAAAAAGTAAGGAATATCTTGTAGATATATTGGATAAATTAGGTGCTGGGGATGTTAGTAATCTCAATAGAACTGAATTATGCGAAACATTATTAAATCGTTTATTATATTTAGAGCTAATGGAACGTAGCAATCCTACATCTACTATAAAATATTTATACGACTATTGGGAATGCCAACCTATACCAGACAAATATAATTAACATTAGTTTATAATTAACATTAGTTTATAATTATTTAGATTTATTTATCCTTTATAAAAATAATTGAATTGATAATATATAATATTAACAGTAAGTTAATAAAGGAAAGTTTTTATATCCAGAATGCGATGCAAAAAGATAATTGAAATCAATTTGCCGATTAACGATGTTGAAAATGCTTACTCTGATAACTCTGAAAATATGATACTTGCTTTATTCAATAGTCGTTGGAGCGGTATATGTTACAGTGGCGTATATATAATACAAGCAACTAAAGTATTACGATCAGGGTTAATAAAAGTAAATAAAGCAACAACAAAATGCAGTTGTTCTGTTTCTATTATAGTCGAATGTGATACTATACAATACGAAAGATTAGAAATAATTGTAGCAAAAATAAGTGATATAGATGCAGAAGGAAATATATTTGCAAAGTCTGATTATGCTATTATTATAATAAATAGTGCAACAGAATATTTCAAATATGTTAAAAAAGGTGATATAGTACCGATATTAGTAGAAAATGTAGAATATAGCCCATATAAGAAAAATATAACTATACTTGGTTTGCCATTTATTCCGTTATTTATAAACGAAGTATACGAAGTTATTGCTGATAGTAATATGACAGAAATTGATGAAGATAAAATTATAGAAGATATAAAAAATATTACTTTATCTCTAAACGAGGCTCGCGAAAAAAATAAAAATATGGCAAGAAAATTTGATAATCTTCTCATTCAAAATCCATCAAGCGAAAAAGGAGATATATTGAAGAAAATACAAGAGGTTATACAAATTGATATTGGAAATACTATTAATTTATCGCCATTAATGCGATATAACGGGGTTTTTGGAATATTACAAACGCATTATACAAGAATACAATGTACAAGACCAATTTTGATAAATTTGCTAGTTGCAAAGTATAGAACAGATGTTAATAATATTATTGCATTGTTAGAAGGATTTGATGAAGAAAATTATAATAAAATTGGAAGGGTATGGGATAACTATACTAAATTTGTTAAAATGTTAACACCAGATAAAACAATCGGACCATCTAAAATATCAAAACGAAAAAAATAATTATAATTAGCATAACAATAATTATAATTAACATAACAATATTACACTTATAATAACAATATTATAATTTATTTTATTTTTTTGATAAATTTAGTTATTTTATTATAATCCTTTTTATTATAATCTGGAATTGATCTAAATTTATTTAGTGCGTCATTAGATTGAAAAAGATATATCAAATATAAGTTTTGTTGTTTTATAATTTCGATAATAAACGACTTATTTATAATACAATTACTTAATTTAATATATTTTGCCATCTTGTTTTGTATATTAATACATATTGATTATTTAATAAATTTATTTTTTTATTACTGATATTAAATTGATAATCGTATATTGTTTAGAGTTACTAAATTAATATGCAGTCAAATAGATCGCAATATTTATCATTAATAGTTGGAACTATTAATACTCTGGGATTACCTGAGCGACGCGAAATATTGCGTTTAATAGTTGCAGATATTGGTATTAGTAAATTAACAGAAGGATTAGACGGTTGTAGAATTTTAATAAATGATATTTCAGATGATACAATTTCGAGTATTTTAGATATAATAGCTTTCAAAAAAGATTTATAATATCATACGTATAAATTTTACATTTAGAAGTATAAATTTTACATTTAGAAGTATAAATTTTACATTTAGAAGTATAAATAAATTATTATAAATAAAAATTAATATATTATTATATATAGTATAAGTTAATACACTGTAAATGAATACTGTTTTCGGTGGTTATACTGGAGCTGGTTATATGTATGGTGGTAGTGATAGTGAACATACTTCAGAAAATAGTAATAACTTTGATGGAGGTAATATGAGTGATGGTGAAAAATATGGTTCCAATGGAGATATTTCAGAAACTATTTCTAGTAATGATGGAGGTACTATGAATGAAGGTTCTGAATTTAGTGATGGTGGAACAAATGTAGCATCAATAGATACAAGTAAACTTAAAGGAGGTGCGATTCAAAATAAGAAAGATTTTAATCAATCGTGGTTTATTGAGAAACATAGACAACCGAACAAAAGTAAATCTCGCGATTATAATAAGTATGAAGAATTAGTTGAAATAATTTATGAGGCTTTAAAATCTCATAATTAAATCAACATATTTATTTTATATATTTCTTTTTTTTATTAAAACAATTAGATATTTATAAGAAATATATAAAAGAAATTTACTTGAATTATAATGCGGTTTAAAGTTTGTACTAATACATACCTTAATACAGAAGAGTTATTTAAATTTCCATATAGAACATATTTTATTAAATTAGACCTTAATAAAAAATGTAAAATTCTATTATGTGGGTTTGAATTTGTAAATATTTCCTTTATCGATATTCCTATCTTGGAACACGCTATTCTTACACATGTACCAAAAGAAAATAATGGAAGTATTGAATTAGTAAAATCACCAATTGACAATATTACAAATCTTCAGCAAGTTGCAAAGTTGCGAACACCAATAGTTGAAATTACACCTATAGATTTGACAGATACAACACCACTTAAAATAACATATACATATATTCGCGATACAAAATCAAAATTGCGCGAAAAGGATTTGCCATCGATACTTAATGAAGATAATAAAAAACAAGTGGAAGCTGATAAATTATCATCTGTTCGCATGAAATGGATTAATTCACAGCTAGTACTCGGAAAAAAAATATGGGATGAAGTTAATGAAGCGCTTGAAAGCAAAGAATTTATAAAAATGGATACGCATCAGCAAATGAAATATTTTCAATCAGCATATCCGAAGTTTAATAAACAGCATCCGCTAGTATTGCGCTATATGGTAGATGCTCAGCTTTTTCATATGCAGGCATATGAAAAGTATATTATTAAAGTTGCAGATACTCCACCATCGAAACGCGAATCTTTTTATGAAAGGCAAGCTGATTATGCGGTATTACTTTATAAAGCAAAATCAAAACATTTCAATACCGCAAAAGTTAAGCAAATATGGGAGAGAACATTTACGGAATTAAAAAACGAATCTGATATGTTTAAAAATATGCAAGATTATGCAGACGATATTGATGAGAATTTACAAAAAAAGATTATTTCCGAAATGTCCTTTAGTTTAGAACAACAGATAAACGAATTGCGTAAACAATTCACTGAAACCAATCAGATGTTTAAGGTTCCAAAAAAATTTATGGAATATAATGATTCATCAGATGAAGATTATGCTACGGTTGAAACATTTGCACATTTGAAATAAATCATAAGTAGATTATAATAAAGTAAGCATCTAAATGAATTATAATATCATATGTAAAAAATTGAATTTTTTTTTATCATATTGACTATAAGTCGGGAAAATGGACATCAATTCTCCAAAGAGCGCTGCAATCGCCACTGTCGAATGGCTTGAATTTGATATTCAAACGCTTAAGCAAGAAATTGATGGGTATTTTCTGTGTTTTGAAAAAGGGAGTCTCTCTGTCGAAAATGGAACTGTCGCTGCTATTGTACTCGAAAGACAGATGACACTGAGACGTCTTGAAAAATCTCTTGTGATTGCGAAACAGTTGCTTGCTTCACTCGACTAAAAAAATATAAAAGAAAATCAGTAACAAGTGTGAAATAATTTTTTTGCATAAGGTTTTTTATATAGAATTACTGTATTTTTAGACATTGTAATAACTCATGTTTAAATATAAAAATATAAAGTATATAATATAAAACTGAATTACTGAAAGTAATAAAGTAAAATGGCGAACACTGATAACGTCTCGAGAATGATTGATACGTTCAATAGTAAACAAAATCTCGAATTTGAAGCGCGTACCATTATATCTGCTGAAAACTTTGAGAGGTTAGCAAAACAGTATGCTGACGAAACTATAAAAATAACACAGTCACTTAATTCTATTACAAAAATTGATGCAAATTCTATTATTGAAACTCGCTATTTTATGGATGGAAAACAACTCGCAGATAAACAAACGTATACAATAAAATCTAAACTACAGCAAATCAATAAATCTGCGAGTAGAGATTGTAAAATGGTTTTATCATCAGAAACTATGTGTGAAAAAGAACGTTTTATAGAAAATAATAATACGATGTATAGATTTAAATGGCGTTATACTATTGTATTGGATGATTGGAATATTGATATAACATTTGTAAAGGAAGAGAAATCTAAAGCAAAATTAAAGGATATAAAAACATTAATGTTTCGAAAGTCAAAGTTAGAAGAAAAACCTGAAGTATATGACCGTATTGAACTCGAGCTTGAAAGAGTAACTAAGCCGATGACAGTTGCGGATCTTGATATTATAGATAAAGTATTTAACTTACTTGATGACCGCGATGAACATGATACTATTATGAAAGAGCTTAGTAATATACTAATGCCAGATAGAAAGTCATATAAGCCAGTTACTATAAAAAATCTAACAAACCAATCGCGCGATTTAACAAAAAATAAATTATCAGAAATTCGCGAAACATTAGGAGAATATTATATAACCGATAAAGCAGATGGTGAACACGCACTTGTATATTTTAGTTCTGTTCGAGTGAATTTTTTAACATCTAAAATGCTAGATTTTCCTGCTATTAATTTACTTAATAATACTGTTATAGAAGGAGAATTAGTTGAAAAAAATTTATATGCTTTTGATATTCTTATACACGAAGGTAAAGATTTAAGAAATAATACACTTACCGAAAGGTATGATGTATTAAAATCAGTAATTAAATCGATTAATAAGGATAAAGTCGGCGCAGGATTGCCTATTGAGGTAAAACATATGGTAAAATTAGGCGATAAAATAGAAAAGGTTGCAACTGACTATGCCCAATATGTAAAAAAATTACCATATGAAACTGATGGCTATATACTTACGCATGATGGTGGTTATTATGATATGTGTTATAAATTGAAATATTTATCGCATACATCTATTGATTTTCTTGTAATGAAAGCACCAAAAAACATTATTGGAATAGAACCATATGGAGTAAAAAAAAATCACGAACTTTACTTTCTATTTGTTGGTATTGGATATGGTGATTTTATGCGTTTCAATATTACAAAAATCGCAAACTATAATATGATATTTAGTGGCAAAAATATCCAAAACGATTATTTTCCGATACAGTTTTGTCCAAGTAGCGACCCATATGCATATATATATTGGCATCCTATCACTGCGGATAATAAAAATTTAGATTTTACTGTTCACGAATTTATTCGAGATGTAGAAAAGAATGAATGGAAAATACTCAGAGCGCGAGAGGATAGAATGTTAGATTTAGCAGCTGGTAATTATTATGGAAATAATTATTCTATTGCGGAAAATGTTTGGCAGTCATTTACAAATCCGATTGAGCTTGCTGATTTATATAGAGCAGTGGATGAAGGATATTTTAAAATAAATGATAATCCTATTTATTCGGCAGTAAGAAGATTTAATAATTATGCGAAAGGAATGATAATGAAAGAAGGAATTGCAAGACTTAAAAAAAGATTTCCACACGAGAAATTAATCGCGATTGATTTAGGAGCTGGAAAGGGACAAGATATTGGTAAATTAATACATTCGTTTGACCATACATTATTTATGGATAATAGTACATCTGCATTACAAGAACTTATTTCCCGAAAGTTAGAAAAACCCAAATATAAATCACTACCCACAAAAATGATGTTTTCTGTATTAGAAGTAGATTTAAATCGCGACTATAAAGAAATTTTAGGTCTCACATCTAGATTTGTTAAAAAAGCTCACTTTATTATATGTAATCTTGCAATTCATTATTTAATAAACACATCAGAAGGTATTGAAAATTTCGTACGCTTGATTTCAGAACTGTTATATCCCGGTGGAATATTTATTTACACCGCATTCAATGGAGAAACTATTTTCAATTTAATAAAATCAGAAAATTGGGAAGTCCGCAATGGTGATAGGCTAAAATATAGTATCAGGAAAAAATATCGTGATTCACAACTTGGTATTGGTCAAAAAGTAGATGTTTTATTACCATTCTCAAATGGCGAACATTATGAAGAACCATTAGTAAATCATAAAATAGTCAATAGTAAATTTGAACAATACGGGTTCGGTAAACCATCTGTTATAAATTTTGATGCATGTCTAGATAATTATAAAGATCGCATAGATTTATACCCCGATGATATAAAATTTGCTAGTTTATACATGGGTGTAATAATGTCATTCAATGGAAATGAACCGACAAAAAAATAATTATAATCGCAAATAAATAGAGCAATATTATAAGTAGTTATATAATTTTTATAAGTATTTATATAATTTTTATAAGTAGTTATATAATTTTTTATTTGTTAATATTTATCTCGACCATTTATCATCAAATCATTACGACATGAAGGAAAAGAAGAATATAATTCGTTTTCACATTGTACTGTAAAATATTCTCTAGTTCTGTCAGTATGATATTTCTCGCGAGATCTAAATGCGTAATCACTCATACGGCCAGTTAGCCCGTAATTATTTCTACCAAATGTTGGATAAACATATTCGCGTGTATCATCCGCGGGCTTCATATTTTGAAAATCATCTTTTGAAAATGTATGATTCATACGCATTTCATTCGGGCATCGTGGTTCGGTCTTAATAATTTCTTTCCTACATTCCTGCGGTTTAATTTCTTTTACTATAACGGGAATTTGACTATAAAATTTTTTTTGTACGTATGACAATTCATCTGTATAATCACTATCCGAATCGCTGTCACTATCATAAAAAATCTTTTTCAATTTATTTCCAATATTCTTAAAGTCTAACATCGTACTATATAATTACTAATTATATTAATTACTAATTATATTAATTACTAACTGTATTAATTACTAATTATATTAATTCAATAGTATAATAGTATTTTATTATAAAGTATTATAATATTGAATATATGATTATTATACTATTGATTTTTATTAGGATAAATATGCTTGCAATCAAAAACAATTCCGATACTATGGAGCAGGATAATATGGAACATGATAATACTGTTACTCTTACTAGTATAGAGCATGATAATTTAGAAAATGATAATCATATTACTCTTACTAGTATTGAAAAGGCAGAAATACCACCACATGTTTTATCTGGTAATGCGTACGAATCTATCAAAGAACATCTTATTAGATTGAGTCCAAGCATTCATAAATGTTCTTTTATTGGATGGCATCTTGTAAAGGTTGTATCTGTGTATGATGGTGATACTGTTAACGTATTATTAGTCCTTGGAATTACCGGATTTAAATTTGGGTTACGAATTTATGGAATTGATACCGCAGAAATCAAATCACGCAATCCAATACTTAAAAACTATGCAATAAAATCACGTAATTTTTTACAAACATTGTTAAAACCAGAACATATATATATCGCGCGCATTATAGATAATGATAAATATGGTGGTAGATTAATTGCAGATATTTTTTATAAAAATGATAATGGTGAATATTGTTCAGTATCTGATGTTATGCTAACTAATAATTTTGCACTACCATATAATGGTAAAACGAAAGAAAATGAACAAAATTGGTTAACATTTATAGCTGATAAAGTTTCGCAGTCATGATTACTAAGATAGCCATAAGTTAGATTATTTACATTATAAAATAAAATATTTACATTATAAAATAAGATATTTACATTATAAAATAAGATATTTACATTATAAAATATGATATTTTTTTTATATATGTTATATTATTTTATAATGTTATATTATTTTATAATGTTATATTTTTTGATGAAAAATATATAAATAGTTGAATTTTACCTATTTTATTATAATTAAAAAAAATGAATTTATAATTTATATATCGTTAAACATTCGACTGTTTGAACGATGAGCTCCGCAATCCGCAAGATCGTGAATGTGGTTAGCGTTGCCGACTGGAACAACATTAACATCGACGTTATTGGAACACTTGTGCTTAATATTTACAAGTGCGATACGTATGGCAAAACATTGGTAACTGCAACATACAAAGAGTTTGAATATCTCGTTGCATTATCAACATACAATGGTGCAAAGATCAGCCTGATTTCAAGTTGGACCGAGAAACCGTGCAACAGCGCACCGAAGTGCAATGCAAAATATTGTAATTCGTTGGTTTGTAAAGGACAAAATCAATCTGTAAAAGATGTTGCTACATACATCAACGAAATCGGCCAATCTGGTTTCATTATAAAACTCAACATAACTGAAGAATTTCAGCGGTTTATCATAGAAGATAAGATGCATTTGAAACCACAACAAGTGAAGTCCCCATCAATCGAGGAAGTTCAAGCAATCAAACCCAAACCAATTCCGGAGGTAAAGATAGCTTGGGCTGATATGAAAGATGAAGATGAACAAATCACATCTGTTTCAACTGTGTCATCTGTTTCGGTCACTGCTGACACTATTTCAAAGCTGGAAGAAAAAGTCAAACTGATGAAATTGGAAAGCGAGAAAAAAAATATCACAAAACTCGAGGAATTTGAACAAATCGGCAGGGATATGGGTGACAAAGAAATCGTTGACTATTGGTTGGACTGGCTTCGATTGGAAGATAAACAAAAACAACAAACCAAAAACATTTTCGATATGATTCAGGGGCTTCGTGATGCTGAAGAAAGAACACGCAAAGCTGACGAAGAAGCGCGTGAATTGGCTGAATTTGCACGCAAGATGATTGAATAAATTCGAAGTGATTTCACAATCAATTGATAATAAATAATTTTTTTATATAATGTTTTTTATACAAATGTTTATATTTTTTATACAAATGTTTTTTATACAAATGTTTATATTTTCTATACAAATTTTCATAACCATATAATAATTTAATTTTGTTAAATATTTAAACGTATATATTATAAATTATTCAAAATGAATGATGAGAAGTTCGCAATAATGTCAAAGTTTAACAAAATAATAAAAGCTATCGTATCAAAGCTTAATTATATTATGAAGTCTCCAACATCAGAGCTTATGGTAACACACGTAGATATTGTTATTAGAAATACACCAAATTTTCTTATCGAAAATAATGAAAAGGCATGGAGACATAATGATTTGCTTTTACAGATTAAAAAAGGAGATGTTTATAATTGGGGTATTTTGAATACTATTGATTTTGGACAAGAAACGTCAATAGATGGTTCTAAGCTAGAAGATGATATTATTTCAATGATGGAAAATGTTCGCAGTGTTATTTTATCAGTGAGTGAAACCGAGCGTATTCTTATTTTTAAAGATGTTATAGAGTTATATAGACAAATGGCTTTGTTTAGAAAATTAAATTGAATAAAGTTCCAATATTTTAGATATAGCATTTAAATATAGTATACGAAATAGATTATATTATTTTTTTTAGTAATACAATTATGGGAAAATCTCGCTCTAGTTGTAAAATAATTAAAAAAACACTTGGCGGTAACGAGTCTATGGCAGACACACTTGATTATATTCTTAATCCTGATGCTGCAAAACCAGAAATAATAATTACAAAATATGAAACAATGTTTTCTTCTATAACAAAAATTCATAAATTTTTATGTACACTTGGAAAGCCTGACGGTCATATAGCTATGTGTTTTGCAGATTATGATTTTAGTAGTATTAATAAACATGGTATCAAAATTCAAAAATCATTAGAAAAATATGCAAATTTAAATTTATTGAACATTAAGGATAATTGGAAAGAATTTCGTGATTCTGAATCTGTACAAGAATGTATTTCAATTTATTCACAACTTATAGAGTATAAACAATATCTAGAAACAGAACCGCCAAGCGATTCATGGATTAAAAAAATGTCAATCGGTGTAAATATATTTGACTTTACACATATTGATTTGTCATTACTATGGGGTGATTATAGAGGAAATAGTAGTATAAGAGAATTTATTCTTAATATTTTAAGTCGGTTATATAAAAATAGTAAAGTTATTTATGATGAATACACTTCACCAGATATCGACATAGATGAGTTTTCTGCAAATATTATGAATATGTTTGAAATGATTAAAGGAGTACCAGAACTCGCGCGATGTAAGAATGCATTAAATAAACTACAAGAAGGAGCTGATATATTTAAATCTAATATTGGTACTTATTATAAAGATTTTGCACAATCAAAAAATCCAATGACATTTGTTGAAAGTTTTATATCAGATGTCGCATCGGATCAAGCATCAAAAAAACAGAATGCTAATATTATTTTTGAATTCAACAAATTGCGTAAATTCATTTCAAATAATATGAAAAATGCACCAAAAGAAGTTAAGTCTGTTATGGAGACATTAGATAAAACAATGGATACAGCAATAAAGTCGTATGATGAAAATAAATCTAAAGACGACCCCGAAATTAATAACCTAGACGATGAAAATAATAATTGCGAAAATGTCGAAGTTGATACAGGTAATGATGATATGGGCGATATGACTAATTTAGTAAGTGGAATAAGTAATATGCTTAGTACAACAGAAGATACAAATGATAACGATGACGAATCGGCTGAATAATAACTTGTTTTATATTATATAATAATTTTTTGAATATCGTAATAAAAATGAATATACTTTATATAAAATGTAGACATGACATATTGGGTAATAAGAATTGACGATTGTGATGACTTCATAAATAGTAAGTTTCCTATATGGGGTATTAATACTAATAAAAATGATAATAGAAGTCATTATAAAAATAATCAACTAAAAAATAAAATTAAAACGATGAAAGAAGGCGATATATTATGGTTTGCAACAAAAAAAATAAATGGCGGAAAAATGTTAGGTGTCGCTGAGTTTTGTCTATATTATGATAAAATAAACGAACCATTGATAAATATTAATACAAAAACAAATAAAGAAATGGGATGGAGCGATGACAAAATATCCGATATACAAATACAATATTGTAATTTATATATAACAGAACGTCAAAATATATGTTCGTCTATACAGCGGTCAGGGGAAGTCTTCGAATATAGTAAAATTCGAAGATATATTCGCGAAGATCTAGAGTTACATTATAAGAATTTTAAATATTATGCAGAACCTACTAGATACCGACAATAGAATTATTTTTTGCATAAATTTTTTATACTACTACATTTATAATACCATTTGTTATTTTTTTATTATACTGCATATAATATATAGTAAATGAAATACGGGATTTTTATATTTTTATTCTTTGTATTAGTTGTTGTACTATTCGGTTGGACTGGTTTACTAACAGTTAGTATTTTATACTTAACCGCAGTAAATCTAATGCTATTGTTAGAATTAAAAACACGAACAAATGGTATAGATTGTATTGCTATGGATGGTATTGCTATAACAGATATTATAAGTAGTAATGATACTGTCAATAGGGAATATAACAGTAAAAGTATTGAAGTTAAAAAAGATAACCCCAGTATAGGAAATGGTGAAATTATTAAATTTGGTGCCGGATATAGTAACTCAGACGACCGTTATGCGCTTAATTACGGAGATAATAAATTTTATACATTAAATAAAGTTCGCGCACTTCGTGCATATGAAAATCAAACAAATCAAGCACGTTCTATTCGTGCAACTGCGAAATCTATTTATAGTCATGAGCTTGATAATAATGAAGACAGAATTTGGTGGGAAAGAGATGTATTAGAAGATACCGGCAACGCTGAATTAGATTCTTACTTTAAATAAAATATTTATGATACATAATTAATCTTTCATAGTAATTAAATCTTTTATAAATCAATAAATTATATCATTGTATAATATATTAATAATGAGCAGATTTTCCCAGATAAAGGATGCTTTCTTAAATGAAGATAGTATTAAAAAAGTTATTAATGGTGTTCAAAAAAAAGTTAAAAAATTAAGTGATGTTGATGTTGCAAATATTGCGCATACTATGGAACAAATTGCAACTGTTGACTTTTTTATGCGATTCGACAGTCTTACTAAATGTCGTGAATATCTTATTAATGAATTATCTACTAAATTCCCTATTCCTGTTATTGAAGAAGACATTACTTATGCAGAATATAGTCAACGAGTTATAAAACTAGATGGGTCGCCTGGTGACTCGCATGTTACTAATTTAATTACTTCTAATGTGGAAGTAGGCGGTAACGACAACGATAAAATACAAAAAGTTTCTATTTCTGGTGAAAGTCTTCAAAATATATTGACGATGTTAAAACAATTAGGACCATCACAAATTTCTTCAGGTGGCGGAGGTAGTAGTAATGGATATAATAGTTATACACAAACAGTTGAATTAACTCTTGATACAAAAAATAGGTTATTGTCTGAATCAGATCCTTCTACAAGAAATAGTATAAATTGGGTTTATAGTAGTTCAAATACGTCGAATTGGATTCAAGGTTCGGCTATTTCTATCTATCAAATTACACAGATATTTAGTATTGATTGTGGCATTATGTATTTTCCAATGATAGAAAATACAACTATTGATGAATTTAAACAAATAAGTATGTTTATATCCGAGTTCAGTTCTTACGGTACTTATACAACATCTAATGTTCGTTATCATTTTTTATTTAGTGTAGAAAAAGTAACAACACCAGGTTCAGGAAGATTAAAACTTATACCAGTGCATGATAATACTGAAATGCTTTTTGAACCAGCTATTACACAATTAAGTACATTAAGTATTTCATTTGCTACACCATTTGAAAAAATTATATTTGGCCGCGACCGTGATACAGCCACGGTTACAATTGGTGCAACTACTACTATAACAACGGACAATCCACACGGGCTAAATAACGGTGATTTAATTGCATTAGTAGGTTTTACAACTAGTAATACAGCAACAGATAACAACACTATTATTCTTGCTAACTCTGTTGCAGGGTTTACTATTTCAAACATGACCCCTATGACTTTTACTATCGCTAGTCTCGACACATCTACCGTAACATTACCAGTTTCAGTTACTACTGTTATTTATCTCAGTAAAAGATTTATAATTCCATTACGATTTAAATCATTCAAATAAACAAAAATTGCGAATATTATTAATAAAGTTAAATTATAACAATTATTTTATTATAACGATTATTTTATTATTAAAAATATCTATTTAAAGTTAATTATTAACGTTATATATCATATACATAATGGAAAAAAATAAAATTATTTATACAAAAAATACTACAGATTATACTGATATTGTATTGCTTATGAATGAATTATCGCGATTGCTATATGGAAGAGAATTTATCCGACATTCATATGGTGGAACAATGTCACTTAAAAAAATTAAACTAGTTTGGGATGACACTTATAATAAAGATGACCCTCATTATATTATTCTTACACAACTTCAAAATAAAAAAATTAAATTAACACGAACACTTGGAGGAATTCCATATTCCCGATATTTTGATAGATTTATTAATGATGCACATAATAACGGAATTAATTTAATTCTAAGAATTGTTGATGATATTAGTGACAGTGAATCAGATACCGCAGATTCGAGTTGCGATGAACCAGAAACGTTTGAGTAAACGCGTTATTTATTACCTTTTTTTTTATTTACTATAGTAGTTTTCTTTATTGTTGTTTTATTATTTTCTTCTTTATTTTCATTAGAAACTTTATCTGATTTACTATTCATTTTACTATTCGGTTTAGTTTGTTTTACTATTGAATTACCAGTAGGTTTATTAGATAGCGATTGTTTATTTTTTGTTATATTTATTTTATTATCTTCTGGTGTTAGCGATTTCTTTATTTTTGTATTATTAATTTGTTTTTTTGTTGGTTTAGTATCTTCTATTTGCATCTTAACACATTCATCAAATTTGTGTATAAATGTTTTTATATCTGAGTGTGTATTATGATCACCCAATGAAATTCGTATCACACCTCTTTTAATTATTGGCGGAGCACGAATTGCGCGCATTACGTGACTTGCTTCTTTTTTATCAGTATTGCATGCAGAACCTATACTCACCACAATATTATTTTCATCAAGCGCTTCTTTTAATTTTATATTACAAAAATTTCCTATATTATCTTCAATATTTTTAACAACGGCTACTGATAAAATATGTGGAAGAATAGAACTTTTATTAGTTGGTCCTAAAAAAACCAACTCTACTGGTTCGCGGACTTCTACAACATCTTCATTTAGTGCTAAATCACCATGTACACCTGGTTCATATGATGTATCAAATTCTTTTATATTTCCATCAATATAATTTTTTCTATTAGTTTGTACATATGAAGAATAATCGCCAATAGGATAAAGATTTTTAAGTCCGGTAATCAGTTCGTCACGCATTTTCCATAAATGCTCGTTTTTTCTTTCGCGATCTTGTGATGCTCTATCTAACGCAACTATAGAACAAGCAATTGCAGGAATGTTTTCTGTTCCAGCGCGTAATCCGAATTGCTGTGTTCCAAATATCTGTGCTTCCAATTTGTAGCCGGTTATTAGTTCATTCTTTATATAAAGCAATCCTAAACCACGAGGTCCATTAAATTTATGAAAACTCGCGCTCAAAGCATCTATATTCGATGCATGTAAATTAATCCTATATTTTCCAAACATTTGTACAGCATCAACATGTAAAGGAATTTTAAATGAATGTGCTAAAGCACCTATTTCTTTCACATTATTTATTGCACCTAATTCATTATTTGCGAACATAATACTTATTATTGCAATATGTGAATGCGATTTTATTGCAAGTTCAATACTATTAATTGGTATAACACCATCAATATTTGGCATAATATAACATACATTTGCACGCCCGTTTCTTTCAAGTGCTATAGTGCATTCTATTATACTCGAATGTTCTATAGCAGAAACAATTACGGTAGGGATTATACGTTTTTCGCGCCAATATGCATCTACAGTAGACAATAATATAAATGAATTGCTTTCAGTAGCGCAGCTGGTAAATAAAACAGTGTATAACTTAGTTGCATAACAATATTCTAGCATTCTATTTTGTGCTTTTTCTAAAATCTCTTTCGATTCTTTAGCTAATTTACTACTTGAACTAGGGTTTTGCGCATTTTTACACCAATATGTCATTTCTTCGATTACTTTATCGTCCATTGGCGTCGTACCACTATTGTCTAGATAAATAACATTTTTACTTTTATCTCCTTTCATTCTTATATATCATACTACAATAAAAATAAGTTAATTATTTATCAATTTACACATTTATAACTATGGTTATTGGTTTATTTATAATAATTTCGCTTACAATAATTATAATAGTTAATTATAAATAATAATAATTTAATATTATAAATACAAATTATTATTATACTATTAAATATATGATATGTTTGGTTACTTTGTTAATTTCAATGAGACACCCGAATCATTATCGAGATATTCAACTAAAGAAGAAATGATAGAAGCTTTATGTCGTCGTTATCATGTGCACGATAAATGGGAGATGTCTACTCGTCAATTGCGCCTATCATTAGGTGTTAATTCCGAGTATAATATAGATCGCGAATATGTGCGATTATTACTTAAAAAAGCTGGTATTACAAGTTCTGGAAGACTTGAGTTTAATATACCTGATAATTGGTATGTAAGTAAACCGGAAATTCCAACAATTCCAAAAGAAATAAATAAGGCTGTGGTTGATGAAATTCGAGATTATTTGATTGATTTATATCATTTCTATACTATTCGTAGTGTTGTAATTCATGATATTACTAATAAAATGAAATTAACATCTCGCGCATATGAAGATGATGAACCTATTCCTGAACCAATACAGAAAAAACAAGAACCTAAACAAATAATTGAACTTGAAAATATAAAAGAACCCGAAAAAAAAGATATGGGGTTTTTAGATAAAATGTTAAACTTTCTTAAACCGCCGACTAATATTATACAGGACATTGATGATATTGATATTCAGAAAACTAACAAAATAGAAAATAATTTATTTACTGTGAGAGATAGAGAACGACAATACCAACAAAAAAGAGTTGAAGAACAACAGCAACAAGAACAACGACAACAACAACAACGAGAACGACAAGAACGAGAACGACAAGAACGAGAACGACAAGAACGAGAACGAGAACGACAAGAACGAGAACATGAACGACAACTACAACTACAACGAGAACAAAATCTACAAGAAAAAAATATATTAGAAGGCTTTTTTAACGAACCACGACCACAACAACGACAACAACAGAAACCACAACAACGACAACAACAGAAACCACAACCACCACCACAACAGCAACAACGACAACAACAGCAACCACCACCACAACGACAACAACAACGACAACAACAGCAACCACCACCACAACAGCAACAACAGCAACCACCACCACAACAGCAACAGCAACAACAACAACAACAAGAACAACAAGAACAAGAACAACAAGAACATCAACGACAGCAACGACAACAATTACGACAGCAACGACAACAATTACGACAGCAACGACAGCAACAACGACAACAAATACGAGATAAAATACTAGACCAAGAACTAGAAGAACTATTCCAAAATCAAGTATCAGAAGAAGAACAAACATCAGAAGAAGAACAAACATCAGATGAAGAACGTGAAGAACGAAAACGTGAAGAACGAAAACGAGAAGAACAAGAACAAAAAGTATTAGATGAAGAAGTAGAAAGACAACAGCAACTACTACAACTACTACAAGAACGATTAAATCAACTACAAATACCACACGATAAACAACAAAAATTTATAGAATCAATTACAATAAGACAACAAGAAATAATATCTATATTACAAATATTAAAGGAAGTAAATACAATGCCGATAACAAATGAAGAGGAAAAAATAAAAGAAAAAACAATAGGAGAATATATAGGAAGGATATATCAACTACGACAAGAAATACAAATACTAGCAAATAAACTTTTCAAACAACAAAATAGGAAATTACGGAGAGGAAAACTACAAGTACAAGAACTAATAGATCGAGAACCAATATTACGTAGTGAATTACTAACAATACAAGAATTAGATAAACGACTCCGAACACTAGACTTAATATCGCATCAACCACCATTAACAGTAGAACAATTAAAAGTAATGGAACAATCACCATTAACAGTAGAACAAATAAGAGTAATGGAACAACTAGAATCAGATGAAGAAGAAAGTAAAGAATCAGATGAAGAAGAAAGTAAAGAATCAGATAAAGAAGACAAACGAGAAGATGAACTAGATAGTGTAATGTTTAATCACAAAAAATTAAGACAACAAATTCTAGAAGCAGAAAATTACGATGGAAGTAAAATAGACCGATACGAACGTATACGACAACAGTGGACTGCAAAACAACAACGTAAACAACAACAACGACAAGAACAACAACGAAAAGATAGAATAAAAATTTTACTAAAAGAAAAGGAACAACGACAGCAACGACAACAAAAACAAGAACTAATACAACTACAAGAACAACAAAAACAAGAACAACAACGACGACAAGAAAGTGAACGACAAAAACTAATAGAAGAAGAACAACAACGAGAAAAACAAGAACTAAGTGAAGAAAAACAAGAACAAGAAAAACAAAAACGAGAACTAAAAGAACGACAAATAGATGTACATAAAGGGGAAAACCAGGTAGAGCAAATAAATGAATACCAGACACTACAAAGAAAACAAAAACGACTACAAATAGAACAAGAAGAACAACGACAACAACGACTAGAAAAACGACAAAAAGAACAAGAACAACAACATCGACAAGAACAAGAACTACAAGAACAACGACATCGACAAGAACTACAAGAACTACAAGAACAACAACAACGACAAGAACGTGAACGACAAGAACGAGAACGACAAGAACTACAAGAACTACAAGAACAACAACAACGACAAGAACATGAACGACAAGAACGTGAACGACAAGAACGAGAACTACAAGAACAACAACAACGACAAGAACGAGAACGACAACGAGAAGCAAAGGAACAACAACGACGACAAGAACTAATGTTACAACGTGAACAACAACAACTACAAGAAACACAAAAACAACTAATATTAGAAGAACAACAAATACAAAAAAAACAAGAACAACTAATATTAGAAGAAAAACAAGAACGTGAACGACAAGAACAACTACAACAAAAACAACAACAACAACAACAACAACTACAACAACTACAACAAACACAAAAGCAACTAAACGACAAATTATTAGAAAATCTAAATCTAAAACCACTTAATTTAGTATCATTTAGAAAACAAGCACAACAACGAGAACAACAACGAGAACAACAACAACGAGAACAACAACAACGAGAACAGCAACAACAGCAACAACAGCAACAACAGCAACAACAGCAACAACAGCAACCACCACAACAGCAACAACAGCAACAACAGCAACAACAGCAACAACAGCAACAACAACAACGAGAACAGCAACCACCACAACAGCAACAACAGCAACAACAG